TGAACCCTTGTGTTTGTTCATAATCTTTTGGCATTTCCATAATTATTTTTCCTCCTTATTTAATTCATAATATTCTCTTATAGTTGTATCTACTATCTTTAAATCATTATCTATTTCTTTTTCTTCAAACATTTCTAATGGTGTTTTACAAATATCACTTCCATCACTTTGTGTTTTGAAATAATGTCTATTATTATCAGTCATACATCTTAGGGCTATTGTAAACATTCCTTCTATACATACTTTTTCATCTAATAATTTTCCTATTGTTTTGGGTCTTATATCTCCAAAATCATTTTTATCTTCATGCATTATGAAATATACTATTTTGTCATCTTGTAATTTGTTTTTTACAAATTCTATAAGCCCCCAAAAATGATCTCCAATTTCATTATATAAATTGAATACTCCATTTCCTCCACCTGTTGTGCTATGTTTATTCATAAAATGATTTGTTATTAAATATCCTGCATCGTCTATTACTATTGATTTCTTTTCTGTATTAAATATTGCTTTTAATATTGTTTGATAATCGTCTGTACATATCGTACTTTCAAATTTTCTTCTAAATGGTAATGGTTTTCTCAATACATTTACTAATGCTAATTCTTTTTCATCAAAATTTCTTAAGCTTGTACTTTTTCCACTTCCACTTTTTCCTATAATAAGTACTGGTATCGCCATTATATTTCACCTCTCAATCTCTTTTTTAATTCTTCTTTTATTGCTTTTTTCTTGCTATACAAGATATTTTCTTCCTCATTTATAATTGCTTGTTCACAAATTAGTTGGTCTGCTGTATATCTTGCAATTATTCCTTCATACTTGTTTTCTGACATATTCTACTCCTTTCAATTTTCTAATCTTTTCTCTTAATTCATTTGCATATCTGTAATCTTCACTATCCCAAGTGTCTTGCATTTCTAATAGAAAATATTTGTGTTCTAGTTGTTCTAATGTTTCCATTTTCTCTCCCTCTTGATTTCTACTATTTAAAATGCTATAATAATAGTAGAAATCATATATTTATATAAGTATTTGATTGAACTAATTTTGTGATTGGTAGTCTGAAATTAGTTCTTTTATTTTGTTTAAAACTGCTTTTTCATTGTTGTATTTGTTTGAATTTACTAAATCTGTAATTCTTTTTATTAGTTCTACTTTTTTATTGTTTTGTTCTAGTATTTTTGTATTGTTTCTTACTTCTTGTAATCTTATTTCCTTGAGTTCTTGTATTTCTTTTTCCGCTTCTTTTAAAGCTTTTGTTCTTGCTTCTAATAAACTTTGTTTTTCGTTTCTTTTAAACATTCTCTTTCATCTCCTTTCTTGTATCCAATATATAAGATCATCAATTTTATCTAAAATACCATTGAATAATCCTATATTTATTGCAATAGTTATAAAAGAAATTATTATTGCTATTTTATCTTTCATATTTAAACTCCTTATCTATATACTGTTGCTTGTAAAAGTGCCAAATATCCACCTATTCCCAGTAATATATTAAATGATACATATACTACTGCTTGTCCTATAAATTTATAAACTTTGTTTTTGTCTATTTTCATTTGTTTGACTCCTTTCTAGAATATTTATTTCAATATTCAAATTTTCTTGTTCTGCATATATTTTAATTAAATTTTTTAAAATTTTTTCATAATCCACATATAATCACTTCCTCTCTTATTACCGTGTCGCCTATTCGTTTTTGCACACTATTTTGTGCTTATTTATTAAAAAAAATATCTGGTACTTCTTCATTCAAAGCATTTGCTATCTTTTCCATCACTTTATATGTGACATTCATATTTGCATCTGTTTCAATAGAAGATATTGTATTTCTTGATACATCTGACTTTTCCGCTAATTCCTCCTGTGTCATATTATGCTTATCTCTATATTCTTTTAATCTGTTTTTCATTTTTTCACCTCTTTTCTTTGCACATTATTTTGTGCTTGCAAATATATTATATTCTTTTATTTTTATTTGTCAACTATTTTGTGCAAATTTTTTAAATTTTTTTTTAACTATTGATTTTTTGCACAATTCATTGTACAATATATAAAGAAAGGCGGTAAAAATGTATATAGGTGAAATCATAAAACAATATAGAATAGAAAATAAGTTATCACAAAGGGCATTTGCGAAAAGAACTTCTTTGAGTCCATCTTATATAAATACTCTTGAAAAAATTTATAATCCTAAAACTCAAAGACCATATTCAGTTACTACTGATGTTGCTATTGAACTCGCAAACGCTATGTATATATCTATAGAAGAATTGTTAGCAAAAATAAATGAAAATCAAGAATTTACAGTTAATTCATCATTAAGACCTGTTTCCTTATCACAATTACAATATGTAAAAATTCCTGTTTTAGGTAAAGTAAAAGCTGGTTACGATTATTTAGTAGAAGAAAATAAAATTGGTTATATGTATTTAGATTATACACCTTCTGACCCCGAAAATTACTATGCATTACAAGTTACAGGTGATAGTATGGCTCCTCTTTTTTGTGATGGAGATATAGCAATTGTACATAAACAGGATAACTTTGAAAGTGGAAATACCTGTATAATATTAATTAATGGAGATGAAGCAACTGTAAAAAAAGTTGTTATAATGGAAGATGGTATTGATTTAATAGCAATGAATCCTTATTATCCTGTAAGACATTTTTCTAATGACGATATGCAAAATATACCTGTTAAAATAATAGGTAGAGTAGTTGAAGCTAGATTAAGAAATCAATTTAATTAAAAAGAGAAAATGCTACTGTTTGGCGACACGGCATTTTCTCACAACATAAAACACTATTGAAAGTGATTACTTTTATATTATACACTATAAAAGCTTTCATTTTCAATAGTATAATTAAAATTTATTATTAAAAATGGAGGTATTTTATTATGAAATATGTAGCTTGCTATACTAGAGTATCTACAGATGAACAAAAAAAATATGGTTTTTCTATTCAAGCTCAAAAAGATGCTTTAGAAAAATACTGTAAAGAAAATAATTATAAATATGAATTTTATACAGATGAAGGTATTTCCGCTTCATCTATGAAAAAAAGAAAGGCACTAAATGAAATGCTTAGCAAATCAAATGTATTTGATATGATTTTATTCACTAAACTAGATAGATTATCAAGAAATGTATTGGATGCAAATAATATAAATAAAATACTAACTGATAATAAGTGTACAATGAAAGCAATAGATGAAGATGATATTGATACTTCTACAGCTGATGGAACATTTTTATTTAATTTAAAAGTTTCACTAGCACAAAGAGAAATTGAGAAAACAAGTGAAAGAATTAAATTTGTATTTCAAAACAAACGTGAAAAAGGCGAGATTACTTCAGGAACCAAAAAATATGGATATAATATAGTCAATAAGAAATTTGAAATAAATCAAGAAGAATCTAAAAATATTATAAATCTTTATAATTATTTCATTAATGTTAATGGTAATATGGAAAAAACTTATGAATATTTTATTGATAAATTCAATGGAAAAAGTTATGATGCGTTATACTCATATTTAAGGGATACTTCTTATATAGGAAAGTATAAATTATATAGAAAAAATATTTACTTAGATAATTATATTCCTGCTATTATAGATAAAAAATTATGGGATAATGTTCAAAATCTTTTAAAAAAGAAAACAATAATAAGAACTAATATGATTGAAGATATTTTTTCTGGTCTAATTTATTGTAATTCCTGTAAAAAACGTATGTGTAAAAAAGTAGATAATAGAAGTAAAAATATAGTTGTTCGATATGTTTGTGATGATGCATATAAATTTAAGACTGGAACAAAAATAAAGAAGTGCTTAAATTCAAATACGATAAGAGAAGACTATATTGAAGAATATCTCCTAAATAATTTAAAAAGTAAATTCGATAATTTTATACTAAATAATAAAATTAAAAAGAAAATTATAAAAGAATTAGATTCTGACCAAATAAAAAAAGTAGAACATAAGCTTTGTAAACTTAAAGATTTATATTTAGATGATTTAATAGATAAAGATACTTATACTAAAGATTATAAAAAATATGAAAGTCAACTACAAGAGTTAAAAACTATTTCCATTGTAGAAGAAAAAAGAGACTTTTCTAATATAATTAAACTTCTTAACTCTGATTATATAAGCATATATAATAGTCTTTCAAAAACTAATAAGAAAAAATTCCTATTAACATTTATTGACAAAATCTATGTAGAAAATGGCAAAATTAAAGAGATTACTTTTTTGTAATCTCTTATGTATAACCCCTATATATCATGTTTTTAATAATTATATCTTAGTCGTTACTTTCGATTGGTGCTTCAACTGGGCAACAATAATTAACGAACATTAAAATTACTACAATTAAAACCTTTTCTAATTCCTTTTTTATAAATTTTAATAAACTTCTTTTTGAAAAATATTTTTTCAATAAAATTTAATTCTTGTAATACTTCATTTAATTCTAAATTTTCTATTTCTTTCATACACAATCCCTCTCTTTCACTCAAGAGGTTATACTCTTTCTTCATTATATTATTACTTTCTTTTTTTGTAAATATATTTTTTGCATTTAATACTACATTTTCTTCTTCAACGATCATTTTATGAGATTCTCCTTTTTTATTTTTAGATATGTTACACTAATAATGTACCTTTTGTCAACATTTTTACATAATTAAGTATTTTTGTATCACTATTAATGTTATATCTTTTAACTTTCTATATGAATATAATCTAAATTTCATCCACTATGGTGGATATTTTATGAAACAGCCTTTTTCTTTTATGAAATAAAAAAATAGCACTAAAATTGTGCTATGGTATAATTTTATATAATTCATCTATTCTTACATTCAAAACCTGTGCAATACGCACTAATACTGAAATAGTCGGTTCTTTTTCATTTTTTTCAATATAGTTTAAATGTGAACTTGATATCCCCGTTAGCTTTGATAATTGTTCTAAACTATATCCGTTTTTCTTTTCTAATTTCTTTCAATAATATCTCTATTCTCATGTTTTTCCACCCTTGTTTATTATGTCCGATTTTTCTTATAAGATACTTTTTATCCACTATGGTGGAAAAGTGCCATTTTCTTTTACGAAAATAACATTTTCATTTTTCTTATATATTTAATAAACTTTTTTATAATAATTTGTCATAGTTTTAGTATTTGCATTTTTTTATACAAAAGAAAAAGCCCCACTTCCGCGAGACTAATTCATACAATATTTTTCCTATTTTCATTATAACATCTTTTATTTGCAAAGTTTGTCGAAATGTGCAAAATTCAAGCTTTTATTTTCGTTTTTGAGAGCTTTTTATTTTTAGTTAATATAGTTATATACCTTGATTTTTAGCCATTTTTAGAGATTTTTAAAAAAATTTTAAGTTTTTTTGAAAAAGTACTTGACATTTAGCGTACGCTATTGTATAATATATTTAGAATAAAGGAAAGGAGGTTGATAATATGATTACAAAACTAAAAAAGCTTATAGCTTCTACTCGCAAAAACAGAAAGCTACAAGCTCATCGCAAACAACTTTGGCAAGACATATTGATTATACATCATATGTTTGACTAAGTCTTGAGAGGATAATTCCTCTCTTGCATATATAAATTATATACTATATAATAAATAAAATCAAGAGAGGTGTTAATAATATGAAATTAGTTCCGAAAAAAAATGGAAAAGGTTATATTACTTCTTTCATAATCAGTTTTGGAAGTGAAGAAGCAAGAAATTTAAACTTATTAGATGAAAATGGAAATGTTAAAAAAATAAAATCAGCTGAAAGTGTTGATAACAATACAATTCAAATAATATTTGAAAAAAAATAAAAAAATTTTAAAAAAAGTATTGACATTTAGCGCACGCTATTGTATAATATAATTAACAAAAGAGATAAGTCGTTAGCAAATGCAACGCACTCTAAAAGGAGAAAGATTATGAAAGTAAAAGAAATATTAGAATTAACAAGTGAAGAATTAGAAAGAATAATAACAGAAGAAGAATACGATAAAATGAAAGAATTAAATATTGAATATGTTTGGCAATTATTAGACATGTTACAAGATAGTGCAAGACAAAGTGGTCAAGATGAAGATGAAGAACATATTACAATATCTGCTTACTTAGATTATTTAGAAGATATGAGAGATTAGTTATAATCTCTTCTATTTTTTAATAAAAGGAGAAATTATGAAAGGATATAATATTGAAAATTATGTTGGTAAAAAGTTCAATAATCTTTTACTAATAAAGAACTTAAACAAAATAGATAAAAATAATTCAAAACTTGCACTTTTTAAATGTGATTGTGGAAAAGAAAAAGAATTGGTTTTTACTCAAGTTTTAAGTGGGCAAATAAAAACTTGTGGCTGTAAGCAAGGCTATTTATCTAAAAGTTCTAAAGAAAAACAACAAAATTCACTATTGCATTTCTATTCTAACAATACGTTAAAAAATAATACAACTGGTTGTACTGGGATTTCTTTTATCAATAATAAATATAGAGTTCGTATATGTCTCAACAAAAAATCTATACATATACGGTTATTTTGATGATTTAGAAAAGGCTATTAAAGCTCGTAAAGAAGCAGAAAAAATTTATTTTAAACCAATTTTAGAAAATAAAGCAGACTGAATTGATCAGCCTGCTTTTACTATTTTACTCCACCAGTCCATTTAGCAAAACCTATCTTGTAATTATTGCTTCCATCTATCTTATATCTTACCATTGGTCTATTATTAAATATTCCAAAACAATCACATTCTTCATATGGACTTAAGCTTCCTATAACTTTCGTTAAATTTGTATCTGCATATATTGTTTCTTTTGTTGAACCATTTTTATATTTTCTCACTGGTTCATCACTTCCTTTCTCTTCTGGAACTGCAACAGTTGTTGTTGCTTGCCCTAATTTATTTGCTACATCATTTTTGAAATTAATCCATTCATTTTCATTTCTTACATAATATCTTGGACATTCTTTTCCTGTTACATCATAATGTCTTATTATATTATCTATTGACAAATTATATCTTTTACATATATCTGCACATAATTCTACCAAACTATTATATGTATTTTCATTGAATTTCCCATCCCAATCTGGATGGCAATTTTCTATTCCTATACTATTTCTATTTACTGTCCCATTACCTGCATGATATGCTACTTCATTTTCTGGAATGCATCTTATTATTTCTCCATTTAAGCCTATTATATAATGTGAACTTGCATATATGTGTTTATCTTTTAAGCTTTCAAAGTAGTTTCTATTTGCTATAGCTGTACTATTTGCATTTCCAACCCAGTGCACTACTATTTGTTTTACTGATTGTAGTTTTTCTCCTGTTCTTGAATATGGATTTATTGTTAATACTCTATCTTCTATATTCATTCGTTTTCCTCCCCTCTTGCATCTTCCTCTGCTAATTCCATTGTTTCTACTATTTCATCTTCCATTGTTATTCCTCCTTTTTATTATTTAACTTTTCTTTTATTTTGTCTGACAATGGAAATCCTAATTTTGTACAATTCTCTGCTAAAGATACTAATTCCATATAACATACATAAATTATTATAAAATACATTATTGAACTTGTGCCAAATGCAAACTTAAATATAAATCCAACAATTATGTATGCTAACTCTGCACATTTTTTCCCTAGTCCATCTCTCATCTTTGAACTTGATACCTTTTTATTTTCCCACGCATTATAATATCCTGTTATTATATCTAATATCATTAATATTAGCGGAACTCCTATCATCCACCATATATTTGTAAAATGTAAATTCATCAATTCTTCCATCTTCTAACCTCCTATAATTGTCTCTATATCTTTAAAATATGTAACTTTCATATTTGGATTTATTTCATCTGTGCTATAAATATGTGTTACATTTTTATATGTTTTTGCTTCATTTTCTATTTTTTCTAATATTTCAGTTTGTTCCGCTGTACATTTGATGTCAATTGGTGTTTCTAATACATAATCTACATATACTGGTGCTCCTGCATTATTTTGTTCTGATAGCCATCCTTTCAAATCATTTGTACTATTCCATTTAGTATTAATATCTGTTATTCCTACATAAAAATGATTTAGTTCTACTTGTAAAAACATTATTAAATCAGAACTTATTATATTTTTAATCTCAAAATGGCTGGAATATCCTATACCATATTTATTTATTATTTTTAAAGGTAAATCAGTACTTAAATCTAATCCATATCTTCTCGTTCCTGTTGTATATAAAGCCCATTTTGCTTCTGTCCCTTCTAATATCAATCTCTTTACAAAATGCCTTTCATACCATTTCCCATCTTTCTTTATAAATGTATCTTTATATTCTCCTATTGCTCTCATCGGTTGTTGGGTTGGTATTGTATACATCTGTGCCTTATTTAACATATAATCACTTATATTATCATATTCAAGTTGTATTTTTGTAAAATCAACATAGTCATTTTGTACTATTGTTCCACCACCAGAATTTGCATAAAACCATATTGCTATATATTTACCTACCATCTCTTGATTTATATTCATCGAAATAATATGTCCACTATTTTTAGAAGCTTCTACACTTGTCCTTAAAGAAACATTTTCATCACAATATCCTATGTTATACTGTCCTGTATTCAAATTCGATGTACTAATCTCCGCCTTTAATTTTATTGTTTTACCAATATCACTTTTTAATATTTTCTTTATTTTATACGTTCTAAATACTGTATTTGTTGATGTATTACTTCCTATGTAATATATTCTTATTCCATCATTAATTTCTTCTATTGATGTATTCCCAGAATGATAAGCTACTTTATCTGAAATATCAAATAGATTCTTATTACATATATCAACATTAATATTACCTTGTCCATATGTACTATATGGTGTTTGGATTATACCTTCTTCTAATTTTACTCCTTTTAAACTATTTGTTCTAATTGCTATGTACCCACTTTTTGTTGGTGTAATTATATTTGTACTACTTGATAATACAACTCTTGAATTATCATAAGTTATACTTGAAATCGTTGGTTTTTCATTATAATATGCTAATAAATTTGTAGTAGTATTTAATACATATTTTACATTAGCTTTAACATTTGCTATTTGTATATCAAATGAGTTTAGTACCTCAAAAGCACCATTACCATTAATATTATATCCTTTAAATGTTTCTTCTATCATATTTACATTATCCCCACAGCACTGTACTTCACTTGGATAATCTGGACTTGGACTTACTCCATAGGGTTCAAATGTCTTTTCTTCTGTTCCTTGTACAAGTTGTACATCATCAAATGTTATTTCTGCGGTATCTACTTCATTCGCACTTATATAAAAATACAACGAACTACATTCTTGATTTATTGTTGCAGTTATTTTGTTTTTATTAGTTAGGTCATAAATACTTATATCTTCACTTAAAGCATTTTTAAAGCTAAATCTTACTGCATTTTCTTCCATCGTTAATGTAGTATTTACTTTTTTTAATGTTAGTGTATATGTTCCAACAGAAAGTGGTTTATTAAATGAAATTGTACTTACTCTATTATTTGCCTTAGATAATTTAAACCCATTATTAACTTTATTTAAATATCTGTTATTACTATTGTTTAAATCTATTAAATTATATCCTTCTCTTTTCTCTTGCCTACTATTTCCACCAATCTCAAAATTCAACACTCTCATCTCGCTACTATCTTTTAAGTCTATACTTTCGCCTGATACTATTCCACTAGGCAATCCTTTTAAATCTTCTTTTAATCTTTCATTTTCTTCTTTTAGTTTTATATTTTCAGTTTGTAGCGTCGATAGTTTGTTGTCTTGTTCTGTGTATTTATTATCTATTTTATCCCAGTTTTCATTTAATGATTTCCTAATGTTGAATCTTATTTCGCTTTCTTCTATTACTTCATCATGTTTAAATAATTTTAAATTTGCTGTTTCGCTCATCATAACCTCCTTATCCACATATAACCTATCACTTCATATGGTTGCAGTAAGCTTATTTGTGCATTTCTTTCAGTACTTCCTCCTATTGCTGTTTTTCTTATTATTGTTCTGTCTTCGTATCCTTTCGTTCCATCTGAAGTCAATCCCATTCCTGCAATTCCTGAATTTAATTCCTGAGATACTTTATTCCCTCCTATTTTTCCTATTGTATTAAAATCTGTATCATTTTCATCTATACCAACGCAAACTTTTCCTTTTAGCCTTTCCCATGTTCCAAAACCTAAAATGCTATTTGGATTTGTATTATCTTGTGTTATATATGTAGATCCTATTGGAAATATTAACTGCATTAAGCCTTTTTGCATTGCGTTTAAATTTGTATCATTTAATGCTGTACTGCCATTTACAAAATTGAAATATCCCATTTATTTTTTCCCCTCCAATTCTTGTATTTTTTCTTTTAATTGTTCTATAATTGTTTGTTGCTCTTGTATCGCTTTATAAGCTACTGAAATCATTGAGTAAGTATCTACTCCAACTTCTTTTCCTTCATTGTCTAATGCTGTTATTTCATTTGAATATTTATAATCTTTGCCAATGACAAAACCAATGTGCTTTTTATCATCATCTGCTTGAGATTTCAAATTATATTTATATATTTCTGTATTTTTTATAATATCTAATCCATTTTGAAGTTTTTCAAAGTTTTTCTTACTTTCTTCTAATGATGTTTGTGTTAGTGATGGTGTGATTATTTTGCTCGAATCAATTTGTGTATATGAATTACTTGAGTGCCAATTTGAACATGGAAAATTTGATGAAATTGAAGTACTATAGTAAGTTTCATTTTCATTTTCTAATCCCATATATATACTTCCTGTTGCTAATTGGGGCTTTTTTACTGTTCCTACTTGTGCATTTATTACTGCTGTTCCATTTCTTATAATTACAAATTGTGGTGCTAATCCGCCATATTGATTTGTATTAATATTTTCTATTAATCTAAATTTCAATCCATATGGTGTACCATCATTTTCTCCTCCATATACCTCAATGCTTCCATCCTCACTTATTTTTGAATTATTACTGCTTATATTAACTTTATCTGTTGTCAAATTAATTTCTTTTCCGTTCAAGAGAAATCTTATCAGCACTGATTTGTACTTCTTCAGCACTCTGATTAATTTTTGAGATAATTTCATTTTCATCAACCTTTTTCCTAACTTCTAAATTTATTTCTTCTGCTGTTTGAGTTATACTAGAGTTCATCTCAATTTTTGTTGCAAATATATCTGTATAGTTATTTTTAAAAGCAAATCTAGCTTTTAACCTAGCAGAATAGTTTTTAAGAGTTATTATATTTGTTCCTTCTTTTAGTTCTATCTTAAATTCGCCTAAATTCTGTGTGCTTTCTTTTGCTTTAGTAGTTCCACTTTTATTTACTCTTCTTATAACTTTAGCTTGTCCTTTTTCAAATATATATTCATCAAATACTTCATTGTTTTGTCTTAAAACTTCTGTTATTCCTAATTCATAAATCTTAATTGTTCCTTCTTCTGAATTATCTGGAAAATTTACTATTTCTATTCTACTATCTCCATATGGATATATAGTATTACTTGCATATAATGAGTTAGATGGATATAAATAGTCAAATACAGTATTATTTCCATATATATGTAATTCTAGTAAATCTCCTTCAATACAATTTTCTAATGTTACTGTTTTTATTCCTTCTACAGTATCTGTTAAATCTTCTATATTTTCTACTTTTTGAGATATACTATCAACAGTCTGTTCTACTTCTGTTAATTTTTGTGAATTTTCTGAGTTTTCTTCTACTAATTGTACTATTTTTCCATCTATTTGATTTATTTCACTTTGTACTCTTCTATTTATTATCTTCTGACTTTCTTTTTTTACTGTTGTTTCTTGTTTTTGTTTAATATCTATTTTACTTTTTATATCTGCTATAAACCTTCCTGCTAAACTCATTTCACCTTGATAAATAACAGTCTTACCATCTATTATAATTTTATCTCCTATGTCTGTAGCAGGATCTATAACAGTTTTTCCTTCAAAACTATTTATTGTTAAGTTCTTAACTTTATTGTAAATGTTCTCTATTTGTTCTTCATCTACAATGTACATATTTTCTTGATTTATCCATAAAGTATTTCTTGTTTCATCTCCAAATTTAAAACTCCTCACTCCATCTTCGTATGCAACTTTTGAAATTTTATATTCTTCACCCCATTTGTATTCTCCAAATAATTCAAGTGGAATTTCTATTTCATCTTGCCCTATATCTCTAAAAGATAATTTTCCATCTCTTCCAGCACATGCAAAACAACCTGCACTTTCTGCTATATATCCTATATATTCTCTTGCTGTTATTTGATTATCATATACTGCAACTTGTTTTTCTGAATTAAGAAAAGAAGTAGAACCTAGTTCCACTCCTGCTTTATTACATATATCTTGTGCTACTTGCAATAATGTAGCTTTTCCATTTTGGCTGATTAGTTCACTTCCATCATAATTAAATTCAAATTTAATCATATTGTCTAATGCTTTTATATTTATTACATTATCATCTTCATCGTTATAATCATCTACATTATATATTCCTATTGGTATCATTTCAAAGCTACTATCATTTGCAGATAAACTTTTTATTGGTATTCCATTTAATGTTCCTACTAACATTGAATTTACTTCTGCTACTGTTAACGCATTGTTTATTAGTATTCCATATTCTATTTTTATTACTTTTGGATTACTTGGAATTTTATCTTTGTATAATTGCAATTCGATGTATTGTGATGGTACACTTCCTAAAACTAATTCTTCATCAAATACATCTCCATCTTTTTTAAAATCTAGTATATAATCTGGATTTATTAATTCATCATCTATATATATATTCATTACGCATTGTACATTTTCATAAATATTTTCTTTCCATTTTGTACTTGTTTGATACATTTTTACCTCCTATTTAGGCAAATTAAAAACATCAGAATTAATCTGATGTTTTTTTATTTATTTATAAGCTTAAAATTAAATGTGGACTTCTTGTCAAAATATGAATTGCATGCAATTTGAAGTATCAAATTTTCTGGCTTATCTATTTGAATATTCCTAAAATGAAGAAATCCAGTTTTTGATCCTCCATTCATTAAAGTTGCACTATCTAAATGTACACCACCCCATGCGTCATAATAAAATGTCGGTTCCTTTAATTCTTCACCATTTCCATTTATCAATCTAACATTTTTTGATATACTTTTCTCTTCACCACTTGTATTAGTATATGTCAAAAAAATAGCAATCCATTGTGCATCATCAACTGCTACATATCCTCCTAAGCTATCCCCTTTTTTCTTTGTTTTAAAATTTTCTAATTTTACTGAAAAATCCCCTAAATTAATAGTATCTCCTATATAATAAGTATTAGAAACATCTGAAATTTTTTCATAATCTACTTTTGATGTATCTACTATATAATAAATAACTATAAATACTATTGAACAGAATATAATAGCAATTAATGTTCCTCCATTTTGATTTTTCATATTACCCCTTCTTTCTTATAATATAAAAGAGTATAACACTATTCTTATGTCAAATTTTGTCAAAAATTGTCGAAAAGATAGAATTTTTATATTTTATTGTCCTACTATTTTTTTACTCTGTATTATATTAAATGATAAATCACACCATGTCGCTCCATTTTCTTTATTTTGTTGCATATTTATTGATACTTGGCTTACATATGCTTGACATTCCATTATTCCATTAGAAGCAAACAAAGGACTTTTTACTCTTATAAAGAGTGGATAATTGTTAATCATTGACAATATTGCCTCTGCTTCATTCTCCGTTAAATAATTAAAAGTAAAACTTCCTTTAAACCATTTCTTACTTACTATATTTCTAATAAGATTTCCTGTTGTTAAACTTCTATAAGAGTTTTTGTCTAAATCTTCCCAACTTATTTTATAAGAAGAAGGAGTTTTCATTTTTATATAACTTCCACTTGAAGTTGCTTTTGCTTCCCATAACATTATGCAAACACACTCCTTCCATATTGTCTATTTTTTGACCTAATATAGTCTATTGAAGCTTGTCCGACATCTCTTACTGTTGTATATGGATTTATTTCTATATTCTCAACTTTTTCAATTAAAGTTTGAAGTAAACTATTTGTTTCTTCATTTCCATTTCCAAAATATTCTTGTGAATTGAATTTTTTTGGAATAACCGCTTCTCCTTCATGTATATAGGCAAGCTGGTCCTCTGGCACATAATTTGTTCCAACTGCTAATTTTGGCACAAATCTAGGAATGCTTACATAAGATTTTTTACTTATATTTACACCTGGTAACATATTTATAACTGAAGCTATTCCATTTAATCCATCTACTACTCTATTTACTAAGTATTCAATTGCACTAACAACGAAGTTTACTAATTTAGTCACTGCTCTTATTACATTATCTACAAAGTTATTTATTGCAGGTCCTAAATCATTTATAAAATTTAATATTGACCTTAAAACACTATCTACTAAATCTTTTGCTGTATTTAATATTTTTACTATTACATCTCCAACTGTTGAAATTACTTTTGAAATACCATTAAATATTTTTTCAAATAATCTTCCAACAGAATCAATTATTGGTGGCAATGTATCTCCTAAGGCATATATAATATTTGTAATTAACTTTCCTATTGTTTCTAATATTGATTTAATTGATGGTGCTACATTATTGATAAATTTTCCTAAAGCTTCTAAAATTACAGGTATTGTTTGTGACATAACAATCAATAAAGCAGTAACCCCTGCCACTACTATTGAAAATGGAACTAATCCTGCTGTCATTGCTGGTCCTAACAATGCTATTGCTCCCATCAATATAATTAATGTTCCAAATATACTTGCCATTAATCCTGCTACTTCTCCTACTGTTAATCCACTTTTGCTAAAAACATCTAATAATTTTGTTACTGTTGTAATTACTATTGCAAATCCACCTAATATTACTGCTGCCCCTGCAATTCCTTGCCAGTCCATTAAATTGGTTGCTGCCGCTACTATTGTGAAAGCAACTGCTAATTCTCCTAATACTGAACCAAGTAAAATTGCTACATCACTTAATGATAATCCACTTTCTGAAAATACTTTTATTAATCCAGTAACCTGATTTATTACTAATGCTATTCCGCCTAATATTGCTATTGCTTCTGTTGCTTTTCCTATTCCATTAAATAATCCTGTAAAATCTCCTGTAAATCCTTTTAATATGTTCGAACTCTTTTTTAATGAAGAAAATAATTTTATAATTGATGAAATTATTTTGAAACCTAATAAAGCCCCTACTATAACACCTATTCCTATCACTATAGGTTTCCAGTTTTCTTTTAACCATTTGCCAAAATTTTTTATTTTTTCTGCCCAATCTGTATCTATTTCCACATCATTAAAAGCATCTGCCCATCCACTTCCTACTCCTGCATTTCCTACATCTGATGTTGTATCTAAATTATTTAATTCGTCAAATCCAGCTAATGCTTTATTTAAGGCTTTCGCACTTTTAGTCGTTCCTCCTAATGATTTAGAAGTTGCTTTTGCTAGCAAATCAACTCCAGTTAATGCTTTAATAAATATATTTATGTATTTAACTCCTTTTAATAAAATATTTACTATTCCAGAAATAATTGGTTCTAGTATAGCTCCTAATCCTATCCATACAGCTTGCATTTTATTAGCAAGTGTTGTATCTTGTGCCATATAAGCTGAACTTGCCCTACTCAATAAAGAATATATACTTCTTATACTAAATAAAGACAAAGCAAATCGCTTTATCTTTGATACCGTTTTTTCTATTCCATTTTGTAAAGAATTAAATGCTGTTCTTCCTTTTGAACTACTTTCATCCTCTTTTTGAATTAATCTATCATATTCAATATTTAATTTTGCAAGTTTTGCTCTTGTTTCAACTATTTCTTTTGTTGATAAGTGCATTTTACCTGCATTTTGTAGTTTTTCTTCTAATTCACTTATTTTATATTTTAATAAATCTATTTCTGCATCTTCTACATCTATATCTATATTAATTGGCTCACTTTTTACATTACCGAAATTTCTTTTTATTTTATTAATACACTCATTAAATCTATTTGTAATTGGTTCTACTTTTGATGTACTTTCTTCAATTGTTTTAGTTATATTTTCTATACTAGCTGTATCTACTTTAGGCGTCTGTATATTATTTATCTTAGAAAACTTCCCTAATTCTGTTCTCGCACCTTTTATTTTTACAATGTAATCATCTAAAGGCTTATTATTTATTTTCATACCGCTAATATCGTTAGGATCAAATGTACTATCTATTTGTTTTTTAATTTGATTTATCTTTTTATCAAAACTTCCTGTTATTAAGTCTAATTCTATTCCATATTTTTCATTCATTTGATATATCCTTTCTGCCTTGCCCACTTCTCTTTTAAGAAATCAGGCATTGTTATTTTAAATTTTGGTTTTGCTAGCTCTGGATTAGCTATTTCAGGACTATCTGGATATTTACTCATCATTTGACACAAATTTCCTTGCTTCCATAATCTATAGCTTAATCCCTCTTTTCGTTGTTCTAAAGTCTTCTTTAATTCATAAATTGTCATACTATACATTTGTTCATACAATAAATCAAATTTTAATAATTCATCGTAGAGAAACTCAATATATTTTGTTGTTGAAGTTTTCTCTACCTCTTGGCGTTTTTTCTTTCTTTTACCATTTCTGCTTTTTCTTCTGATGTCATATTGTTAATTTTTTCTCTTTCTATTCTTATATTTCCTAAATCTTCTTTTGAAATCACACCTGATACTACTAATGTCTCATATACTATTTTGTCTAGTATTGTAGCTATTGTATATCCCGCATCTACTAATTCATCATAAAAATCATAAGCCATATTTTTTGTAAATGTTTCTCCTGATCCTGCTCTCATATATTGTAATAATGCAACAATTGATGTTACAGAACAGTGTTGTACAAAATCTAGTAATGTACAGTTATATGTTTTTTCTATCTTTTCACAATCACTTGAGATTAATCTCATATTTATTTCTTTATCGTTTAATACAAATGTAAAATTTTTCATTTTTAATTCCTCCTTATATTAAAAAAGAAGGCAACAAGTATATTTCTTGCTACCTTTATCTTATTCTCCTGTTGGTATTGTTCTTACTGGTTCGTCAATTGGTGTCAATGTCATTTTAAATCCTTCTAAATCTCCTGAACTTCCACCATTTATTGTTGTTTTTACATCACTTCTAAATGATACTGTTATTCCAGAACCATAAGTTAATTTCCAATATGCTACTGTTCCATCATCTTCTAAATCACTTACTAATTTTATATTTGATGTTGCTGATGGTTCTTCTAAGTTAAATTCAAATTCATAACTTTGTACTGGTATTAATCCATTTATTGCAGTTTCATATTTTGTATTATCCAGACATGTTGTATCTATTGTATTTGGAGTTCCTCCAATATCTGGTATTGTTTTTAATCCTTTTATTGCTGTATATGTTCCATTCTCTGTTGTTGAATATTCTAATTTTGAACCATTTAACGCATTATATTTTTTTTCTGCCATTATTTATCCTCCTTTTAAAAAATTAACTTATTATTTATTTCGTTATATTCCACATATCCTGTTATTCGGCTCTTTCTGATATTATTTGATATCGAAATATCTTCTGAACTACATTTAAAATTTAATTCTTTTAACTTATTTATAATATCTTCTGTAGCCATATCAACTATTTCTGTCGTATTTTCTTCTGCTTTTATTCTTCTTGTTATATATCCAATTATTGAAACTCTATATGTGTAATTTCTTTCCATATCGCCATTCAAATAATTTTTATTTATTTGATAGCCGAAATAAGTCATATTATCTTCTACTATATCATCTGATATTATTTCTCCACTATCTATATTAACTATTTCATTTAGTTTTTCTTGTATTAATGTTCTCATTATTGAGCCTCCTTAATAGCTTTAGCAATATTTCTTTTATATAGTTCAATATCTTCTTCTAAAGCTGGTTTCCAATGTGGCTTAGGTTTTTGTGCTTTTGCAACGTAAAACTCTACTCCATCTATTAAAATTACTTTTCCTATAGGCCTGTCAACTTCTTCTACGGGCACATACCAATATTGAAATCCACTCATTTTAAATGTATTAGTATGTCCAATATGTGGCTCTAAAGCATAAATACCTGTTCCATTTTCAATCATTCTACCTATGAAATAACCATCTTTACTTTTCAGATCTGTATATATATCAGTTTTTATTACTCCATCTTCTTTTTTTGTTTCTCCTACTTGTATACTGTCTACATACTTTCCAGAAGAATATCCTAGATGTTTTATTACATCTTTTTGTATTTGTTCTGCGGACTCTCTTTGAGCTTTTATTAGTTTATCTTCTAATCTTTTCTGAAAACCTTTTAAATCTTTACCTAATTCATTTATTTTTTTCATACTAATTCAATATCAATTCCTTTACTATTTACGGATTTAATTTTGTATTTGTTATTATTTATAAAAATAAAGTATTTACTAATATTATCAGTAGTATTATTTAGTTTAGATTTAAGTAAGTTTTCTAGATTAGATAATGGTGTCTTAATTCTTAACATATTCACAATACTAGCACCGTATATACTAGCACTTATTTGGTCGTCTAGCTCTTGTTTCTGAATTTTATAATCATCAATGTATTCATATTCTTCTATACGACTTCCATTTAGCTGTTTTACTGTTATAGACCTTTTTAGTGTTACTTCTTCTAAATATCTTGATAACATTATTTAAGCCTCCTCAAACCATTTTTTATGATATTATTTCTCATCTTATCAATAATATCTTCAAATTGACTAGAAACTCCACTTTCATTCAAGGATAATAGTCCCTCTGAACCTCTTTGTATATATTCTGCTTTTACTGCCCTTTTAATATATGGAAATAACTTGTTTTCATCTTTATTGTTTGAAATATCAAAGGCAATAGAACTTACTTCCTCCAATATTTCTTCTAGAACTTCTTCGTCGTCTCGATAATTAGCTCCTAAATCTGCTATTATTTTTTCTACTTTTTCCATTCTATTGCCTCCTTAATTATTCTTTAATAACTATTGTTGCTTGTCCTACCTTTTTAGCTTTATTGTCGCTATCTACTTCAACTATAACTATTTTTTGTCCTGCTGTAGCTGATATTTCATCTGTTCCATTCCATGCAGTATATCCTGTAGAACATACTGTATCATATTCAGGTACTGTTGGATTAGTTGCAACTTTATATTTATAACTATTTCCACTTGTTAAAGTTGGTTCAACTGTTATTTTAGTTTTTCCTGATGTTGTTCCTGCTACTGATGTTACTGTTAAATTTTCGCCCTCTTCAACATAGAAAATAGTATCTTCCATTAATGCTTGTGTTCCTTTGTATAAGTAATCTTCTAATGCTGCAGCGTCATCAAATGGTACTTTTTCTATATCATATTCTGATACATAATATGGTTGTGCTATAGCTCCGTCCATCATTACTGCTACATGAATGCCTTTTGGCATTCTTACAGACTCATATACTCTTACAGAGTCGTACATACCAATAGCTTGTTCTTTTGGGTCTGTTCCGTTTGGTAATTCATCAAGTATTTTTTTCATTCCTTTTCTATAGTCACTATCTACTACTATTACTAATAAATCTGATTCAATACCATCAATAAAGTCATTTTTTAAAGTCCTTGCTCTTTTTAATAAATCATCTATTGTATCTTGAATATTGCCTTTTGCTTCTACTTTTGTTCCTTTTAATATTTCTTTGAAAAACTCTCTGTCTAAATATCTAATTATAGCTGATTGATGGTTTGCTTTTCTTCTTTCTGCCATTCCATCAATACCATATAATTTTATATCTTTTCCTTGTAATTCTTCTACAATTTCTTTATCATCATTTAAGTATACTTTTACTGGTTTAGCTTTTATTTTATTTCCTTCACCAGCTTTTCTTGCAGTTCCTTTGTCTTGTAGCTCTGCATTTACAAATCTTTTATATTCAATTACTCCTCCTTCTGGGTCTCCAGAACCATTTTTTGCTTTTATTTGTTCTGATACTGCTCTTGCAGATACATTTTCTATTACTCCATTTAATACTTCTTTTAAATTTTCTTTTGTTGTACCATCTTGCATCATAATATTTAATGCTTCTTGTGTTATTTTTTCTCCCATTTTAAATTCCTCCTATTTTTTGTTTTATACACTAGCTCTAGATACTGTCTTTTTATCCATTGTGCTAGTTATTTTTGTTATCGGTGTATCTTCTTTTAATCTTTCATTAACTGCTTTTTCTACAGCCTTATTGAATACATTTGATATATTATCTATATTTGCATTTAACTCTTCTGCAGTAGTAGCTTTAAAATTGATTAGATTTAATAAAGATACATCTAGTCCTTTTTCACTTACTATTTTTATTGCTTCTTCTTTCAATTTGTAAGCATTTAATTCAGCAAGTGCATTGTCTTTTTCAGACTTTTCTTTTTCTAATTGATATTGAAGCTTTTCGTCACTTTTCATTTTTGCTAACTTTTCAGCTTCTGTTTTTTCTGCTTCTACTTTCTCTTTATATTTTTCAAGAGCTTTATTTGTTTCAGCATTTACTATTTTGTTTACTTCATCTCTTGTAAAAGTTTTTACTTCTTCTTTTGATTTTTCAACTTTTTCTACATTTTCTACATTCTCGGCCGTAGTCTCCATATTTTTTTCTTCGTTATTTTCCATAACTTAATTCCTCCTAACTTTTTACGGTGTTATAACCAAACTATTTTTGATTTTTTACGGAAATCTAACCAAACAAAAAGACAGTTTATTGTCTTATCCAGGACATAAAAATAAGAGCTAGTCGACTTAGCTCTTGATTTATAATTATAAAATTTTAATAACTTATTTATTTTCTTGTAATTCTTTTATGTTTTTCTTAATTTCTTCTTCTAAAAATATATTTATTAAACTTAATATTGGCTTTATCAATGTTAATATTGTAAATATACTCCAATACCACACAGGCATTTGTAATTTAATACTTAATATAAGTAATATTATCCACATTTTCTTCACTCTCCTTTTCAAACATAGCAGTATATTTTTTAGTAACTTCAAAATTTACTACTTCATCTGATGTTATTTTTGCATTTATAGAAATTTCTCTAACAAATTCTATATCGTTAGTTATATCATCTGCTCTTCTTATCAATTCTTGCCCTATAGCTTTTATTGATTTATTTACATTTTCTTTTCCTATTGGCATTAATATTTCTTTTTGCATTTTACACCTACTTTCCACAATAAAAGCACCTACTTTTTAGTAAGTGCTATTTTTCAAATAATTCAGTGTCATCAAACATCTTTGTGAAATCAAAATCAATAAATTTCAAATTTTTATACTTTTTTTTAATTTTAGTATATCCTTTAATTTTTCTCTTTTTCATATATCCAACCTACTTTCTTAAAGAACTCTTGATTTGTTAAATCTCTTTTTTCTACTCCATTTAAGTGATTATATACTTTATTTGTATTCTTTTCAATCTCTTTATAAAGTTGTTGTATATGTTCATTAGTATATTTCTTTGTTGTATTAGATTTTAGATAATATTTATAGTTATCTGTTAAAACTATCATAGTGTCTATTTGTTTTAGTCTATTAAACGATAATATGTCTGTTAATGAAAATGTATAATTCTCTGGGTGGTTATGTATTGCTATAATGCTATTCTTACTATGAGTAATCATTTTTAGCATTGTAGGTGTATCTAACCCAACTGTCGTTCTATTTTTTCCTTCTGTTATATTCCCTATTAATTTTCCTGTAATTTTATCTAATATACACATATTTTCATTATTATTTTTGCTATATAGTTTTATTATATAATTCTCATATTTTTTAATTCTATACTTTCTAGATATATTTTTATATAATTCTGGTTTTATAATATTACTTTTAAAGTCTTCATTTTTTTCTTGCCAATTCATTTTTTCTTTCTTACCATTATAGTATTCTTGTGCTAAATCTATTTTATGTTCTTTATCATATTGATATGTAACAGTACTTCTACACCAATGAAAATGATGTGAAATAGGTGGCAAATTTAATCCTATCACCAATCCTTTACATTTTATTCTTTGTATTTTTAAATCTTTTTGTGTTTCTCCATAATATCTATCAAATTCATTGTCTTTATCTATATAAAATATTTGTCCATCTAAGCTATGACACATATCTGTTTCATTTTCATCAGTTATTGCAATAAATTTTACTTTTGCCTCGTTATCCAACTGTCGTATTCCTTCAACTTTTGCTAAATTATTTAATCCTATTAGCTGATTATCCATAAAACCTGATATCTTGTCATTATTTATACACAACTTTGTATTTTGTTGTTGATTTATTATTCTTTGAAACTCATCATTTTCTATTTCTAGCTCTTTTTGTTGTTGAATATTAATAAGTGCTTGTTTATATATTTGTTGGGCATTATATTGGATTGTCATTTGAATGTATTGTTCTAAATTTGCTTGTTCTAATAAATATAAAAATAAAGCCATATCAATTATAGATATTGGCTTTACTTTATTTTGTGCATTTAATACTTCTTTTTGCCCTTGTTTATAGTAATAATTTATATCTTCATACATTATTTGCTTTTCATATTTATGGAGTTTGCTTTGTTCTTCTATATATGATCCATATATTAATAGCTCTAGTATTTCACTATTTTTCACTCTAGTTCTATTGTATATGTTTTTTGATAATATTCCAAAATATCCTGTTAGAAGTTTCTTATCTTTCCATTCTTCTATGTATGTATTAACTATATTTTTAGTTTTATTATCTGCTATGTCATATATATTATTGCTGTTTAGATTTAATGTCTTGAATATCATCTGTAGTTTGTTTTGTGTCTGTTTGTTTATCTTTTTGTATATCTTTTTTAGCTCTATCATCTTTTTGTTGTGGTAGTCCCATATCTTGTCCATCTTTTTCACTTCCTAACATTTGCATATTCTCCATGTTTTTTTGCATATTTATTTTATTTTGATTGTCTATTTCTGCTATTTCACTTTCACTATCTAAATCAAATGGCAAATGTTCTATTACTGTTTTATCACTTAATAAGCCTCTTAGTTTTAACCAGTTATCTACTATTTCTTGATTGTTTTGTGGTAAATTTCTTATTAGTATTATTTCAATATCTCTAAAGTCATATGCTGTACTTTTCTTTAAGTTTATTCTTGATGTTATCATTTCCCACATTCTTAATAATTCTTGCTTAAATAATTTATCAGCTTGTTGTAGTATCTGGTCTAATGAAAAGAATTTCTTTTCTAATGCACTTGAATTGTCTGCATTTGTGAAACCTTGGTCTGTTACATTAGGCACTCCACTTATCATTAAAGCTAAATCTAAGCATGTCTTTTTGTGATTTTCTGATGCCGTGTCATTTATATTTTTTATTAACCAGTCTATATCACCCGTATTATCTGGTGTGTAGAATACTTTAGCGTTTAATATTGCTTCATCTTCTTTTATTCTTGCAGGATTTTTTACCATTATAGGATTTCCATCATCATCTAATTTAATATCTCCGTTTTCATCTTTTATTTCAATTAAATTTGGTTCTTTAGGGTCAAATCCTGTTATTTTTAATTTTGCATCATCGTTGTATTGAAATATATTTGCATTGTTTCTTATTACTTGTTCATGTTTTTTTATTAATGTTATTACATTTTCAAATAATGCTAATCCGTCTGGATTTTCTACTGCAAATATTGGTATATCGTCCCATAATACTTCTTTATTGTCATTTTGATTTTCTTTAAAATCTACTTTTGTATCTTTATTTATTGTTGTTGTTTCTATTCCACCTATATAATGTTTTTTGTAGTTCTTTGTTATTAATTCTAAGTGTATGTCTAATCCACCATTATTTGAATTTTCTGTCCAATATCTTAATAGTCCTATTTTTTGGCTAGGTGTTTCATAATTCCATATTGCCACACTCGTTAAACTACTTGTATGCGCATATACAACTTCATTATTTTTATTCTCATATACTAATCCATAGCAAGCCCCAGTATTTATATAATCTTTTACGCAGTCATAGAAAAAACTACCATTGTCATTATATTTTGTAATATAATCAATGATAGTTTGAAATTCTTCTGGATTATTCTTTTCTCCAAAAACTTTTTTAAATATTTTTTGTAATATTCCTTTTTGTGTCTCATTTATTTTATTTACTTTATACTGTGGTTCTTTTCCACCAAAATATCCTGTTGCTATTGTAGATATATAGAACTCTAATGCTACTATTACATCGCTTATATCATGTTTTCTTGTATATATGTCATATAGATACTTTCTATGTTGTAATATTGGTATTGCTTTTCCCCATAATATATTTATATTACTTGCTATATTTTCTTCGCTTAAAAATTCATCTGAATATTGTATTTTTTCTACTACTGACATCTTATCCCCCTATATTATTTTATTATATCCAAAGCTTATTGTATTTGGTTTAGAATGTTCATATACTCCTGTTAAACAATCTTCTGCATCATCATGTTCATTCTTCCCTGTTCTTGTATAATGTTTTATATGTTTTGCAAATTCTGGCCATCTATCTTCCCAATTTATTGGGAAATATATATTATTCATTACTGCTGTTGAATTGCTTAATATTCTTGCTTGTTTATTTTCACTTTGATGAAACCAATTTACTTTTGTATGTGTATTTTTTAATTCTTTTAATTCTCTTTGCACATTTCTCGCAAATCCCCTACCGCCATTGTTGCTTTCTATATTTGCATATCCTACTTTGTCTTTTGTTAACATTTTTGTAACTGCTGGTTCTGTTATTTCCATTGCTTCTTGTGTATATATAATGTCTAGTATGTAATATTCATTATTGTACATTTGATAATCTATTGAGCATAAATAATCATCCCCTTCATCTGCTGTATCTGTATAGTTCATAATATAATGTGCTGGTGGTAATTTGTCATAAGTTTTAAACTTGCTATATAATCTATTTTTGATATCTATTGGTTCTTGTTGATAGTTCGCATATATTATGTCTTTATTCATATTCTTTGTTTTTAAATCGTAATCTTCTTTGCCTAATACTTCTTCACATAGCATTGAACCATCTTCTTGTATAGCTTTATAGTTAATATGTCTTACATTGTCAAAATTTTCTAGTACATAACCTGCTAGATCATTACTTGACCATCTTGTCATTATAATTATCAATTTAAAACCATTTTCAGTTCTAGATAGCATTGTATTATTAAACCAATCTATTTGTTTCTGTAAAACATTTTCGTTATATGCTTCTTGTACGTTTTTTATTAAATCATCTATAATCATAAGAGTACAACCAAATCCTGTTGCTGTCCCTGTTGGAGATGTTGCTAAGTAATTTGCTTGTCCACTTCCTTCTAATGCCCATTTACTGCTACTAGCTTCTCCATATTTTATTTTTGTATTTGGAAATATATCATTATATACTATAATCCCTTCTGTTTTTTCTGATGCTATTGTATCTCTTACAGACTTCGCAAATGTTCCTGATAATGTTTCATTATATGATCCTGTCATTATTTTTTCATTTGGATTTATTCCTAATATCCATTCAACAAATTTTCCTGCTGTTCTTGATTTTCCATGTCTAGGTGGCATATTTATTACACATATCTTTTCATTGCTATTATAAAATTCTTGTAATTGACTACATACATCTTTTAAAAATTCTCTATCTTCTTTGTAAAAATCTGATGCAGTTAATTTGCAATATTCAAAAAAGTCACGTCTGGCTAATTCCAAACGTGCTTGTCTCTTTAATTCTTCTTTTAAATTATTCATTAAGTATTTTCCTTAATTCTTCTGTTGATAGACCCTCAAAAGGATTACTTATATTCCCACTATGTTCAATTTGTTGTTTATCTGACCATCCAAAGTTATTTTTTAGATTAAATATAATTCCTGTTGTACTAGTGTCCCTTATTAAATGTTTTTCTAAATAATTTTCAACTTTTAATTTTGCCTTTTTTATAGTGTCGGAAAATTCATCTTTTTTCATATATTCTGATAATGTATCTCTACATATATCTAATGCTATACACAATCCTGTTATTGTGTAAGGCTCATTATTTCTATTGCATTCTTCAAAATATTTATTAATTTTCTTTTTCATTTCTTCTACTTCTTTATATGCTTTTGGTCTTCCTCTTGGCATTTTAATACACCTCTCTTTTTGTTTTTTCAAAATTATGTTAATAAGTTCACAATACTTTTTATATTTTTTACATTTTTCGACATAGTTCTACTTTTCTTTGTGTTATATTTTATTCCTCGTGTTTTTGAAAGGAGGATGTTGAAATGAATAAAATTGGTACTGTTACTGTATCTGTTTTTAAATCTGATAATAAGAATACTACTTCTTTTGATGTTGAATCAGATAATGATGATGTAGTTCAGATTTCTTATATTGTTGAAGATGCTTTGAAATCATATTAGACTGACTGTTGTTAGTCTTATTTTTATATCCAAAGCAATAATCATAATATCTACATTGCTCACATTTTCTTTTCATGCAATTATCAAAATTAATCTTCTCTTTCATAAGCATTACACCTTGTATATATTTTATCTCCGTTTTGAAATACTCTTATTTCACAATAATATTTTTCTTTGTTTTTACAATTCTTGCAATGTTCTTGTATGTACTTTTGTATTCTTTCTTGATTTGTCATTTGTTTTACCTCTTTTCAGACATAATAAAAGAGCCTATCTTTTGATAAGCTCCTAAATTTTTACATATTTTTTATTGATTATTTTTCTAACTCATAGTATAATAGTTTTGTTCATCTTCATCGCCTCCAAATTTCATAAGAAAGGAGGAAGGTCAATGCAAAATATCATTAAACTTATTGTATTAATCATAATTGCCTGCATCTTAAAGATGTTTGATTAATACATATCTTGTATAGGCGCCCTGTAGAAATACAGGGTTGCTTTTACTTTTAATAAAAAACTAGAGAATTGCCTTTCTCTAGTTTTTATTCATCTTAATATCATTAAACTTATTAAGCAAGACAGATTAGAAATAAAGTATACGCATTTAATAGGACAAGCAGTAGTACTTTTTCTCTCTTAATCTGTATTAATATTATACTAGAGTTTTATATCCTTGTCAAGAATTTTGTTTGCTATTTTATTACATTTTTATTATAATTCTATTACAATTATACCATTTTTATATTAATTTTGCAAATAAAAGAGCTGACATTTATAACATCAACTCTTATTTGAAAGTGTTTACAGTCTCACTTTTGTGGGACTTTTTATTATATATCAATTATATATATAACATTTTTTTATATTATCATTCAATAACATTTCATATCATCAAATTTTTTTAATGCTGTTCCATGCTTTCTGCATATGTCAACATAGCTATAATTCATTTCACTTGCTACTTGTACCAATGTTTTTCCTTGTATGTATACTTTTTCTAAGACTAACTTATATGGCTGTTCTACTTTATCTAATTGTTCTATTATTTGCTTTTGTTTCTTTTCTTCTTTCACTATTACTTTTAATATGTCATTTACATCGTCTAATAATATTGCTATTTTTTCTGCTATACTATCTTCTACTTCTCTGCTTCCGCTTCGGCATATCTGATAATACTGATGTTATATTTGTTATACTTGCTTTGTATTCTTCTATATGCTCTGTTCTGTCTTTTATCCACTCTTGTGTATATTTATAATTCTTTAAATCTTCTCTAGTCATATCTTTTGTGCCTCCTCTACTTCAAAAATATATTATTTATACTTGTATTTAAGTCAGTTACTGCTTTTCTGTGTTCTCTTATTTTATTATTTAGCTGTACTCTGTTGTTATATGTTACATTCTTTCTGAATATTTCGTATTCTTGTTTTAATTCTTCAAATGTCTTTTCTACTTTGTTGTATTGTTCTGTATGATTTATCGTTTGTATCACGCTCCTATTTTTTATCTAAAGTTTCAAAACTTTTTAAATTTATGTGTTTTCCTTCTTTTGTTATTCCATATAAAGTTCCATGACTTCTCCATGTTTGTTCGCATATTATTTCATTATTATCTATGTCAACACATTTATATGGTCCCATATTTATATTAATTGCTGTTAATACAATTCCTACTCCTGCTGTTAATACTATTGAAGTTATTATTATAATAGCTAGTACACTTATTATAAATAATATTTCTCTCATGTTCCTTTACCTCTCTTTCATTTATACTAACTCACATAGATTACTATTGCTTCATAATGTTCTATATTTTTATCTACATATTTTTCTATTGCTTCTGTATATTTTTCTTCTATTAAATCTTTATATTCTTCATTCTCTGCTAGTTCTTCAGAATAATATTCTACAATTTCATCTTTGTCATCTGAAAATACTAAATCTCCCCATTTTTCGTATTTATATACTTCACTTTTATATGCTCTAAAATCTTCCATTACAGTACATCCATAATCTCCTGCTACTTCGTCATTGCTCATCATAAATACTAATCTTAAATTTGGATTCTCTTGTATCAATTTTACTAATTCTTCTTTATTATTTTTTTCTATCATTTTTCTCTTACCTTTCATTTATACTTTTTCTACTAGTCCTGCTTTAATTAAGTCATATAATATTTCATAATCATCTATATCTAAGCTTAAAACCATACAATTTGCATTTGATTTGTAAGCTTGTAAAATTCTTGAAACTGGTTTTATAAACCAATATTCTTTAAAATCTCTATGTAATTTATTATAATTCCAATTTTCTTCTTTAGTTATTGTTGCTGATTTTCTTCTTCTTTCTCTTTCTCCTAAGTAGTAACCATTTATTCTATATAATTCTATTAATTCTCCTGTGTTTTTATCGTACTCTGGTCTAAAATCATATTCTTTAATGAATATGTTTAAATCTACATCATCTTTTATTTTTAACATCTTCTCACTCCCTTTTAAAATATTTATATATTACTCTTGTTCATATTCTCTTAGTTTTCTAATTATGTATTCTGTTTCTTCTCCTAATCCGTCTATAAAGTCATACAGATTAAATGCTATACTTTCATTTAATAATGTTACATCTTTGCCACCTTCGCAAAATTCGTCGTATCCAAATATGTCTGTAAATTCTTGTATGTCATTAAAGTCTAACCATACTATTATTTGCTCATTACTATCTATTCTATATTCTTTATCTTTTAAAAATAATATCAAATCTAGTATTTTATCATTATTCATTTTTAACTCCTTTCTCTCAAATATTTATATATTACTCTCTCAACATAAGCTAAAGCTTCATAGCTTGTTATAAATCGTCCTGAATGCCTATGTTTTACTTCACTTCTTATTATTCTTATTTGCTGATTATATTGTCTTTTATACATTAATGCTAATTTATCTTTACTCAAGCCACTCTTCCACTTCTCTATTATTTCTTTGTCTTGCATTGCTACACCTCTTAAGTGTAGTATTTACAAAATTATTTGTTCTAGTTTTTCAATCATTTTATTTTTCCTTTAATAATTCTTTTTCTAAATATGATATATATTTTTGTATTACTTCTACTTTGTTGTCTGCGTGTATTACATCTATGTAGTTTACTTTATCTTTCTCTAAATGCTTTTTTATTGTTTCTTTACTTATTGAATTTTCTATGTAGTTTATAGTTGTATCTAACGCTTGTCTAAATTCCATGTTTTCTTTACAATCACAATCTATACTATCTTTAATGTTTTCTAGTATTTGTTTAGTTTCTTCTAATTCTTTATTCATCTAACCACCCTAATTCTTTTACTTTTTCATTTATTGCTTGTAGTTCTTGCATATTAATTATTCTGTTACTAATATCAATTTCTATGTTCATTGCCCATTTCCAAAATTTAATTATTTTTTTTCCTAATTCATAAGTAATTGCATGTTCGGTTTCACTCTTTTTATATCCTAACTTTTCAAACATCTCATCTGCCTTACTCATTGTATATTTCTCCTTTTTCTACTTTTTTTATATCATCTAAATCTATTTCTACTTCGTAATTCTTGAATTTATATAATATTGCTTTTACTATGTTTTCTAAGTTTTTATTTATTTCAACATTGTATAAACCTTGATTTAATTGTCTTGTTAATTTTCTATTTTCTTCTTCCAGCTTATTGTTTTTATCATGTAAATTTCAATATCTTATTTTATCTTTTCCTGTTATCATTACTTGTCCTCACTCTCTTATTCTTTTTAAGCTTCTTGTTATATTTTCTGTTACTTCATAGATTTCATATCTTGTCATATCATCATATGTTTTTAATTCATCAAAAGCTTCTTCATGTGTATCAAATTTGTCTGCTTCAGATATGCTTGTTTCACATTATCCATTTCTCATATAACATAAATTATATAAATCTACTATGACATAATATTTAGTACTCATTGCTTGTCCTCACTTTCTTTTAAATCTAAATAATCTAAATGCTCTAATATTCTACTTGCTAAATAATCTATTCTATTTATTGCTAATACTCTTAATTGTTTATTATCTATATACTTTAAATCATTACAAATCTGTATTATTTCTTCTGTTTTTTCTATCGCCCAGTCTTTGCAATTTGTTTCTCTCATTCCCTTTCTCCCTTCACAAATGGTAATATATAATCTATATACTCTGGTACTTCTGGAACTCTATTATGAAATTCTTGCCATTTCTTTTTATCTTCTTCCAACTTTTCTATTAACTCTTGTTTTTGTGTTTCTAATCCTCTTGCCTTTTCTCTATATTTACATTGTTTGCATATTTCTACTGCTTCGTTTTGTTTTTGTATATATCCTTGCCAATAAATATTTTCTAATTTAGTTTCTAATTGTTTTATATATGCTAATAGTATTTTTTCATCTTCTTCATTCTCTTCTTGACTATATAGTGTACTAAATAATACATCGTTTAATGATTTTGATATTCTCTCTTTTGCTCTTGCTATCTTTTCTTCACTTAGCATTGTTTTTCTCCTCATCTAATGAATTAAAAATTACTTCTAACTTATTTCTGTAATAATTTATTGTTTCATATTCTTTTTCTAATTGTTCTAAGTTTATTTCTGCTTGCTTAATAATTATTTTTTGTAATTCCTGGTTATTTTTGTTTTCTCTATATTGCTGTTCTGCTGTGTTTCGTGTTTCTTCAATTATTTTTTGTATCTTTTCTCTATTCATTTTTTAGTTCTCCTCATCTATTAACCTCCAAAATTCTTTTGCTCCATAATCATTTATTAATATCTTTCTTAATTCTTCTAAACTTATTTCTTCTAATTCTTGAATATTGTGTTGATTGCAAAATCTTTCTGTTCCTAAAAAACAAGCTCCTGTTATTGCTCTGTATTGTAACCTTATTACCTTCTTTGTTTTCTTTATTTCTTTAACTATTTCTGACGTATCTCTGTCTTTTAATTTCTTAAATGTTAAATCTTCCATTGCTTGTTTTAATGTTTTCCCATGTGCTGATAATTCATTTTCTACTACACAATATCCCAAAGCTGTTTTATATATTGTTATATTTTCTTTCTTTTTAACAGATTTTACATTTCCCCATAAAATACCATCAAAATATATGTATTTTAATTTTTTGTTATATCCTCTTGATATCTTTTTGATATTTGATATATTATCTCCATTAAATCCATATATATTTCCATTTACAGTCAAATTATCTGGTAATTCTGTTATGTTTGTATTACTTAGGTCTAAGTATCCTCCTACAGTCAAATTATCTGGTAATTCTGTTATGTTTGTATTATTTAGATATAAACTTCCTCCTACCTTTACTTTACCATTTTCTTCTATAACTTCATTGTTGCAATAATTCTCTTTAAGAACTTTTTTAAATTTTTCTATTTTATTCATCATTTCCTCCTCATATTGATATTATTTAATTATTCTTAATTCCAACTCTGGATATTTCTTTTCAAACAACTTATGTTTCAATTTGAATATATCTGTCTGCATGCCTTTTACATCTTCTACTATTGTTTTTCCATTTTCTTTATATTTAAAGTCTGCTATGTATTCGATTTTTCTGTATGTCTTTCCATTCTTCTTAAAGCTTTCTTGTAATAAAAAATGTGGTTGTAATTCTAAATCTTGTATTTTCCCTGCTTTTAGCAAAAGTTTTAATTCTTTGTATCTACGACTTTCTTGTATGCTATCAAAAACATAATCATCTAATATTACTTTTTTATTTCTGTATTTGTTCATCTTCTGTTTTCTCCTTTTCTATATAGTTTTCACATCTATAAACTCCTTTGAAATTTTCATCAAGTAATCTGTTGCAACCGCATACATTTTGCACATTTTCCTATTAATTTCGGATAATTATATTTCATAGTCTAATCCTCATCATCTATATTAAATCCATAAGCTTTATACCAATCAATATGTCTTTCGTTTTGTAACTCAATATCTTCTTTATATCTTTTTGTTTCACTTTCCCATTCTTTAAAACAATTTTTACATAAAGCTCTTCCTAATATGAAAATTAAATATATTTCTTCTGCCATTGCTTCATTGCAGTTATCACATATTGCCATTCCTCCCCATTTTAAGCACTCTTCCATAGTACATTTAATATATGAATATCCTTGTTTTGTATAATTTAATTTTACTTTTTTCATTTTTCCCTCCTAAATCTGTGGTATATGTTGCATATTTTCTGCTACCATTTTTTCAGTCTCTGTTGCTTCTCTATATACTGCAACTTCCTTATTTGTTATGTTACACTTTGTTGTTTTGTCTGTTATAACAAATCCTAAATCTTCTAATTCTGTGATTCTTGGTCTTGCATTATTTACATCCGCTGTGTTTGTATAACGTCTTTTATATAATTCTTGTGCTATTTCTCTTGTTGTCATTTCTTTATCTTTTAATATTTCTAATATTTGTTTATGTCTTTCACTTAGATGTTCTTGCATTTCTTTATAACTTTTGTGTCTTGTCATAAATGTTATTGTATTCATTTGTTCTCACTCTCCTCAAACTTATTATTTGCATATAAGCATGTTAATTCTTCTTCACTATACTCTCTACTTTTAAAATTACTTTCTTTGGCTTTTTTTGTTTTATTTTCTTTTTTAGCTTCTACTAATGTCTTTATCCCTGCTTTTTGCCAATTATTTAATATTGCTCTTATATATCTTCCATTTCTTTTATTAGCTTCTACACTTATTTGCATTGAATATATAACTAAATCTTTTCCCATTTCTTTTGTAAAATCTTCTAGTGTCTCTAAAATAAACGGCGTAACAAGTCCTATATTGCTATTATAGAAATCAATAACTTCTTGCAGACCGTCAACACAACTGTCATCTGTTTTTTCTAAACCGTCAACACGACTGTCGCTTATTATTGTTATTTCATTCTTATCATTCTTTATATTCTTTACATTCTTGTTTGTTATCACTTGTTTATCATCTGTTTCGCACTTGTTTATCATCTGTTTATCATTTTGTTTATCAATATCTTGATACTCGTTCCAGTTAACTATTGAGATTAAGCGATTTCGGTTACTTGTCTGTTGCTCAATTTGTTTATCATTTTCAAATGATTTTAATATTCTTTGTACTTTATCTTTGTTAATCTTTAATTTTTTTGATATTGATATTGTTCCTGTTATTAATTGTCCTTTTTGTAATGTAATTCTTTTCCCTTTAAAAATAACATCATATTCTTTATGTGTAGCATTAAGTAAGATATATATCCATACTGCTAAATAATCACTATCTTTTGTTATTATTGGATTATCTAATGTTTTTCTATGTAATTTTATCCAACCCTCCATATATATTTCCTCTATTCATATTTTTGTACTATTACTGAAAAATTTTGCTTTAATGATAATTCTAAAATTTTGTCTAAATCTTCTTTTTCTAAATCATCATATTTAATACCGTCTGCATAACTATCCATATAATCGTATGCATTGTCTGATTCTATAACTAGTGCACTATACTTCATTTTTTCTCCTTTCGTACAATAAAGAGCTAAAACTTATTTTGTCTTAGCCCTTGTTGTTAATCTTTATCTATATTAATAATGTGGGTTAGGATTTGCACCTAACATATTTAGTTTTGTGGACTTTTCAGCTACCCACTTTCGCACCTAAAAATAGGCTGAGGATGCGTGGAATTTCGTTATACTCATTAAGCACCCCTGCGTGGTCTTTACTCTTTAGGAAACTAAACAGAAACACGTAAAAACTTGCGTCTACCTATTCCGCCACCACATTTTTTCAATTTTTTATATAGCTTTTTCCTATGAGAGCTATAAACTCTTCTCTTTTATGTCTTTCTTCGTATTCTAGTTGTACGAATCTCTTTAAAAATTTTTGTATTTCATAATCTTCATGGCATTGTCTGCATAAAGGAACCACTAAACCATTTTTAATACTTCTTTTTCTATTACTTCCACCATAAACTTCGTGTAAATCGTCTTTAGGAATATCTTTTATTCCTCGTTCTGTGCATATATAACAATGTTTTAAATCGTCTGTTATAATACTAAATCTACTGTTTTCTAATTTTACTTGTTTCTTAGTTCTCTTATTTATAGGTTTATATTCTTTATATTTAAAATCAGCACATTCTTTACATTGCACTAAATTAAGTGGTATTTGTCTTTTATATAATCTACAAAAAAAGAATTTTGACTTTTTTTCTGTTCTAACCGTTATGTATTTACATTTCATTTATTATCCCAACTTTCTAAAAGTGATTTTATTTCTGCTGATGTTTTTGTTTCTATATCTAATTGCTTACATTCTTGTACTATTAATTCAATTAATTTTGACATTTCAGCTGTGTTATAACTACTAGACCCATAATATGTAATTACATTTGTAAAACCGTTCTAATTTGCTTTTCATTATTTCTGTTATCCAGCCAACTCCGTTTTTACTCCATGCACTTCTAAACTTCTCTACTGCTTCATTTTTAACTGGTACTATTTCATAACTGCCTATATTTTTTATTAAATCTCTGTATATATCTTCTTTCGGTATATGTAATTTATCTTGTAATTTCCCTAGTAAAACCCAACAATATGCATTACTGTCTAAACTTCTTTTTGGTTTTACTTCTTTTACTTCATATTTCTTTGTCCTATCTTGATTAAATAAGTATTTTATTATTTCTTCTATTGTTCCTACCATGTTATGCTCTCTTTCCTGAGAATACTCTTTCATTTGTTCTACAGTTCTTTATTGCTAATCCTGTTATAACTTTATTTGTTATTTCTATTGCTTCTACAATAAATTTATCTTTACAAGTCCATTTGCCTTGTTGATTCTTTGTAATATTACATTTATCTGCTGATACCCATATAAAAGGTGCTGTGTATAGTTCTCTACCTATTCCCCAATTAAAGCATGCTCTTTTAAAGCTATCGCTTGCTAACCCTTTTTCTTTTTCTGTAAAACTTTCTGTTCCTGTATCTTCTTTACTAATCCATTGTTGTTTTTCTTTATCCCAAATTTCTACAATACAATTTGCATTGTCCCTAGTATGTTTTCTTTGCCAATTTATTGCTCCTACCGTTTCATCTAAAATATCTTGGTCTACTCTAGCGTCTTTATATAATAATAGTGATAGCCCCTTTTCTGTTATTTGTGCTATTCTTACATCTATTTCATTTGCTTTTAAATCTCTAAACATATTCTCCATATATATTTTTCACTTCCTTTAAATCTAAATAGTCCATTTTCATTTCTCCTATTTAATTCTTAAACTTGTATTATTTGTTAGAATGTTTACTCCTGTTGGTATTTCTCCAGTTTCTTTAAAATGATTTTTAATAGCTGTTTTATCTATTTTTACTGTCACTATTTCCTGTTTAAACTCAGATGGTATTTCATCTTCATTTATAATTTCTACACTTGCTGGATTTTTAGCTATCGTTAGACTTCCTAGTTCTGTTTCAACTTTTGTAAATCCACCTTTTTCCATGCATCCTTTTACATATTCTTTAAATTTTGTTAACCTGTTTTCTAATGTTTTTCTTTGCTCTGAAATTCGTTTCTCTTCGTTTTTCATAGCTTCAATTGTTAATTCTATATTTCTTACATAACCTATTGTATTTTGGCTTTTTTGTTGTAATAAAAGCATTAATTCTTCTTGTACCTTTATTTTATCTTCTTCTGACATTTCTTCTTGTTCCATTAAAACTGGAAAAGCATTTGTTATATCATATAAACTCAAATTATTCATTTCTAATTTTCCTCCCAATACTCATCATCTTTTTCTAATAAATGTTCTAAATAACTGTCATAATCGTAATTTGTTTCTATATAGTCATCTGTGACCATTCTGTTTTCTAACATTCTTTATCTTTCTCCTTTTGCGCATTCTCTGTAGTTATTATTGTTTTTATTGAACTTTTATTTATTACAATTCCATTAATGTTAATAAATGGAATATTTGTCTTGTTTAATTCATCTGCATAATTGTCCCAATCATACTCTTTTTCTGTTGTAATTACTGTATTATCTAGTAATGTAATTTTTACTTGATATTTATATTTCTTTTCCATTTTTCTCTCCCTTTTAACTTTCAATCTTAACTTCACATTGATATAATTTCTCTAATTCTTTTTGAGTTTCTTCCTTTGTCAGTTTCTTTATTTGCTTTACTATATTTAAAATTCCAAAACAGATTTCTCCTTCTTTTACTTCTTCAACATTAATTTGCATTTCTTCTTTACTTGGTTTCTTCCATATTGCTAGTCCTGCAAATATTCTTAATTTTGAGCTTATCCACTTTGCTGTAATATTTAGTCCTGCTTCAATTCCATATCCTGCTTTAATTCCACATCCTGCTTTAATTCCTTCTCCTGCTTTAATTCCCCATCCTGCTTCAATTCCATATCCTGCTTCAATTCCATATCCTGCTTTAATTCCCCATCCTGCTTCAATTCCCCATCCTGCTTCAATTCCATATCCTGCTTCAATTCCACATCCTGCTTTAATTCCTTCTCCTGCTTTAATTCCTTCTCCTGCTTTAATTCCACATCCTGCTTTAATTCCTTCTCCTGCTTTAATTCCACATCCTGCTTTAATTCCCCATCCTGCTTTAATTGTTCTTTTAGAAACTATTCTTCCTTTTACAATTATAGATTTTTCAACTTCAAGCCAATCATCTAAGTCAATTTCTAAATCTCTATCTACTTCTACATTTCCTTTTATGTAATAATTTCCATTTTCTAATCTTTCCATATTTTTATAATTTTTATCTATTTTCATTTTTTCCTCCTTTGACATAATCTACTTTTTGTGTTAATATGAAAGTAGATTATGAATTTATATATGTAATTCATTTGAACTAGTATGTTTTGCGGACGTCTAGTTCTTTTATTATGGCTATATTCTTTAATCGCATTTCATTTATAACTACATTTCTATGTTGTCTTTTACTTTCTTCTGATATTCCTAGTCTGTCTATTTCTTGCAAGTCATTTAAGTAATCTAGTGTTCTTTCAGCTAATTGCTTTGAATGATATTTTTGTAATTCTAATGTCTCTATATCTTGTCTATTTAGTTTATTTTCTTTATATAAGCACTTATTTTCATTTTTTAAACTATTGTTTTTTAATATTAGTTTTAATCTACTAAACATTCTTCTTCATCTCCTTCCTTGTAAAATTTTGTAAATTATTGTATACTCTCACTAGAAAGTGAGGTGTATTACTTTGGAATGGTTTTCTTGGCTTATTGCTATCGGTGTTGGTTTATCTGCTATTATCTCTCCAATTGCTACTGCTATAATAAACAATAAGCATCAACTAAAAACTAAGCAAATTGAAATTTATGAGTTAACTAAGCGTAAAGCTTTAGAAAATTACATAACCGCTTCTTTTAATTTAAGTGCTAGTAAAAATGCTAATACAGAAGCTGATTTTTTTATTGCTTTAAACAACTTATATCTTTACTTTCCTGAAATTGATACTATTCCTTATGACGATTTATCTTCTTTTCCTTATTCTTCTAAGATAGATGAATCAAGTTATTTATTTCAGAAAGTTATAAAAAATTTATCAAAGCAAATAAAGAAAATATAATATTTACAAATACTAAGTAGATTCCATATATCCATGTTGTTTCGGAATCTATTTTTATATGCCAAAATATTAAACATATAATACTAACTATTAAAATAATTGCTATCGCTATAATTGCTTTCATATTCTTTCTTCCTTTCTTAAATAGTAAATTTTAAGATTAAGAATGCTGATGTCATTATTAATATTGTTATTGAGACCGATTTAAAAATGGCATCTTCTTTTTCTTTTTTATATTCATATTCTTTATATTTTAAAGCTTCTTTATAGTTTTCAATTAATTTCTGTTTATATTTACATTTCTTACATTTTTCTTCCATATTCTCATCTCCTATCTATATACTGTTGCCTGTAATACTCCCCAGTAGCCAAAAACTATACTTCCTACATATAAACTGCCATACACTACTGCTTGTCCTATTCTTTTGTATACTTTATTTGAATCTAATTTAAAGTTCTTCCAGGCTCTTTTCATTGATTTACCTCCTTTACTATCCTGCAAGCGATTTTACAAAATTCTTGCCAACATCTTTCTTGTTCTTCTTTTGTTTCTATTTCATTATCACAAACATATATTGTACAATTGTCTTTTTTTATTGTTTCAATTACATTCAAGTCATTCATTCTTTCTCCTTTCTTCTAATTTGTGTTAGTCGCCATTTCGCTTTTATTACGTAATACGTAAAGCTTAGTTAAAAAAAATATCTATCGTCTCTTCTCTTGACAATTCTAATATAGAAAAGATTTCTGAGATATCAGTTAGACTAAATTCCACTTCTTCTGAAAATCTTCTATAAACATATGCATCGCTTTTTTCCCACTTTTTTGCTAAATCTTGTTTTGATATATTTTTCAGTTTCATATAACTTTCTAATTTTATTATTACTTTTTTTCGTTTATTCATTAAATCACCACCTTTTTATTACGTATTGCGTAATTACGTTATACGTAATATATCTCATTTAAATTTCTTTGTCAATACTTTTTACGAAATTTTTTTATTTTTTTAAAAAAAATATTGCGTAATACGAAAAAATATAGTACAATAGTTTTTAATAGGAGGACTTTTTATGGAAGAACTTTTTGCACAAAGATTATCTGAATTAATTAAAAATAGTAATTATATATTAGCTGACATGGAAGATTTCGTAGGAAAAAAAGCTGCTACGATTTCTAGGTATGCATCTGGAGAAATAAAAGGTGTTAAAAGAGACACTATAGTAAAATTAGCAGATTTTTTTGGTGTTTCTCCTGCTTGGCTTGCTGGCTTATCTAATAATAAATACAGTGAAACTAAGTTAGATAAATTTGGCAATCCTGTCGTTTCTATTCCGCTTCTTGGAACAGTTAAAGCTGGATATGATTATCTGGCCCAAGAAAATTGGGAAGGTACTGTAGAAATAAAAGAAGAACTTGCTAAAACTGGAGAGTTTTTTGCATTAAAAATAAAAGGAGATAGTATGTTTGAAACACTTTGGGAGAATGATATCGTAGCTGTTAAAAAACAAGATTTTGCTAATGATGGAGATATTGCTGTTATACATATAAATGGAGATGAAGCTACAGTAAAAAAAATTAGAATATTAGATAATGGAATTAAACTTATACCTTTAAATAGAAGAATTAATCCTGAAACACAAGAACCATATTTTGAAGATATGTTCTTTAGTAAAGAAGATATTGAAACAAAACCAGTAAAAATAATTGGTGTTGTTAAACAATTAGTTGAAAGAAATTTTTAAAATAAAAAAGGAAATGTGACTTGTTTGGCGACTAACACATTCCCTTAGTTCAAAACACTTGAAAAAGTATTTTTATATATGTATTATAACATATACTTAAACTCTTTTTCAAGGATTTTATAAAAAATTAGAAAGAGGGTTTTAATTATGATTAATAATTCAATATTAGATGCAATTTATGTAAGAAAATCTAGAAAAGATTTAGAATTAGAACAGCAAGGAGAAGGAGAAACCTTGTCAAGGCATTTGAAAATATTAGATGATTTATGTAGAAAGTTACATATTGTAGTAAAAGATGAAGATATTTATAAAGAAATCGTATCTGGAGAAAGTATTGAAGCTAGACCAGAAATGCAAAAGCTACTAAAAAAAGTTGAATCTGGTTATTACAGAAGCGTTTTAGTTGTAGAAATAGAGAGATTAGCAAGGGGCGATAGTATTGATCAAGGCATTATCTTAAGAACATTCAAATTAAGCGACACTAAAATAGTAACACCTTTAAAAACTTATAACTTTAAACAAGAAACTGATGAAGAGTACATGGAATTTGGACTTTTTATGTCTAGAAGAGAATATAAAATTATATCAAAAAGATTGTTAAGAGGTAGAAATTTATCTGCACAAGAAGGAAAATTTGTGGGAAGTCATGCCCCATATGGATATGAAAGAGAAAAACTTACAAATGATAAAGGATATACACTAAAGATAAATGAAAAAGAAGCGAATATTGTAAAATTGATATTTAATATGTATACAGAGAATTTTAAAAATGTTCCTGATATATGTAGACATTTAAATTCTTTAAATATTCCATCGCCATCAAACTCAAAATGGACATCTGATGGAATACGAAGAGTATTAAAAAATCCTGTCTATGCAGGTTTTATAAGATATAATAATCGTGTTACTACTACTACTATAAAAGATGGAAAAACAATAAAAAATTGTTATACAAACAAAGGAGAACTTAAAGATTTAGTATTTGTACAAGGTATTCATACCCCTATCATATCTAAAGAATTATTTTATAAAACTTCTGATATATTAAAAGGTAATTATATTCCTCCTGCAAACAAACCTTTAACAAATCCTCTTGCAGGATTAATAAGATGCAAAAACTGTGGTAAAATATTAGCAACAAGTGTTTCTCGAGGAGAAAAAAGATTATATTGCAAAACTATAGATTGCAAAAATAAAGGTCACAATTTAATTCAAGTAGAAGAAGAAATAATTGACTTTTTACAAAAATGGCTAAGTAATAAAGATATAATGTATTCAGATGATACTAAAGATACATTACAAAATAAAATACTATTATTGAAAAGTGCAAATGAACAATTAGAAAAACAAAAAATAAAAAAAGACCACATTTATGATTTATTCGAAGATGGTACATATACTAAAGATATGTTTTTTGAAAGAAGTTCTAAAATAACTACATCTATAGATAAACTAAATTTACAAATCAAAGAATTGCAAGAAGAAATTACAGAACTTACTAAAATAAATAATGAACAACAAAATTTTATGCCCACACTAAAAAAAGTATTAGAATCTTATTACAAAACGTCTAATACACAAGAAAAAAACTACCTATTAAAAAGTGTTATAAATAAAATATATTATTTAAAAACTGAAGCTGGCAATCGTTGGCACTCTGCTGATTTTAAAATATGGATAGTACCTAAAATACTTAATGATTGAGATAGTTACTTTTATGTATCTATCTTAATTGTTTTGTTTTATCTAAGCACTTATGATATATGCATATTATTAAAAATCCTTTTTCCTGCAATTCCATATACTTTAGTAAATGTATCTGGAAATAACTTAATTATAATTCTATCTTTTAGATTTAATTCCTCTTTTATTTCATCTAATACTACTCTTTTCATTTTATACTCCTTCAATGTTAAAAAATCCATATATATTGTACTATATCTTTAACTTTTTGGTTAAAAATATTTATGAAAGTGCCATTTTCTTTTATGAAAGCAATATAACATTTTATAAATATGTCGTTTTTTGTCGAAAAAAGAAAAGCCCCTTTAAAATAGGACTAATCGATTTTTTTCGGTTGTATGTATATTTTTCATACAATTATATTATAGCACTTTTAGTTTGAGAAGTTTGTCGAAAGTAGTCGAATAAAAAAAGAACTATTGCTAGTTCTCTTTCAATAATATGCATATTAATATTTACTTAAATCACATAACATTTGAAGTAAATACTCTCCTGAATTTTTTTCTCGTTCATCTCTTTCAAGATTTCTTTTTCCAAAACAAACAAAACCATTGCTTTCATAAAATTCTTTTAACCTTGTTTTATCTTCACATTCTAAATAGACATATCTTCCACCAAGTACATCTTGGGCTACTTTTATTTTATCACAAGCTAATTTTAATAACATATCGCCTGTAATTAATTTATTATAATCGTTATCATAATTTTTTCCAATTTGACCTATTAATGGCAATGCTACACTATATGTTTTATATTCACTATCATATTTAGCAAATCTTAAAAGTCTCTTCCTTTTTGTTTCGCTAAGATTTATTTTCTTTATATTTATAGCCTTGTTGGTAGTGGAAAAATATCCTACTATAACATCTTCTCCTTTGTACTGGCTCATAACTATAAAAGTTTCTGCAATACCTTGTTTTGAAAACTCAATTGCTTTTTCGTGCAAAAAATATTCAACATCTTTATTTAATTCACATTTAAACTTCTTTAGTTCTTCTTTTGTTTCCTTTTCTCCTAAATTATTATAGATATTTTTTAAATTTATTACTTTATATGACATTACTTTCTATGCCTAAATATTTCCTTTATTTTTTCACTATCTTCTATGTTTTCTACCAATCTATCGAATTTTATATTTTTTCTTTTTTTGCCTTCTGCATTTTCTAATGCTTCGATAAATGCTGTTGCTGACCTTTTGTCTCTAATGATTATATTTTTTAAAAAACTTTTTGTTGCCATTTTATCTCATCTCCCATTATATTATATGCAATATCTATAATAATTATAGCATTAATTTTACATAATATCAATAATTTATCATTTAAATAATATCATTGGTAATCAAAGTTGTCAATACTTTTTCTAAAACTCGCATTACAATCCCTTTTAAGCGTTTTTTTATTTTGTTTTAATATACTTGTATACCTTGATTTTAAGCTATTTTAAAGTTTTTTAATTTTTTTCAAAAAAAGTATTGACAATTAGCGTACGCTGTATTATAATTAATTTAGTCAAAAGAAAGGAGGATTACAATATGATTAGAAAACTAAAAAAGCTTATAGCTTCACACCGCAAAATGAAAAAGCTACAAGCTCATCGCCAAAAACTTTGGAATGACATCTTAGACATTCACTATATGTTTTAAGTCAAGAGAGATTTTTTCTCTCTTGTATAAATAAATTATATATGATATTATAAAAAAAATCAAGTGAGGTGTTAATATGAAATTAGTTCCTAAAAAAAATGGACAAGGCTATATTACTTCTTTTACTATAACTTTTGGAAGTAAAGAAGCTAAAGAATTAAATTTATTAGATGAAGATGAACAAGTAAAAAAAATCAAATCAGCTGAAAGTATTGATGATAATACACTTCAAATAATATTTGAAAAAAAATAAAAAAAGTATTGACAATTAGCGTACGCTGTGTTATAATTAATTTAGATAAAGGAAAGGATCTGATTTTTATGAATGATAAATTGAGAGAAGAAACAATAGCAGATATGAAAAGGTGTATAGAACAATTTAGAAAAAACAAATTATTTATATTAGCTGATATGAAAGAAAAAGATTTAGAAATTTTTATAAACAAGAATGGAGGAAAATAAAATGAAAATAATTGATACAAGAGAATTTGATTATGAAGGTAGAAAAGGTGAAAAAATTTGGTGCGTTGAATTAATCACAAATGACACAGATGAAAGAAGTATAGAAATATATGAATGTGAAAGTAAAGAAGAAGCTGAAAGAGAATGCGAATATTTAAATAGAACAAATCAAGACAATAGATATACTCATATAGTTATAGAATATACAGTTGCAAAAGATGGATTAGAAGTAATCTAATTGCACTTTCTATAAAACGTAAAAAAGAGGTAAATTGAAATTAATCAACTTACCTCTTAAAACTATTTTACTCCACCAATCCATTTTGCAAATCCTATCTTGTAATTATTAGTTCCATCTATTTTATATCTTACCATAGCTCTATTATTAAATACTCCAAAGCAGTCACATTCTTCATATGCACTTAAACTTCCTATTACTTTGCTTAAATTTGTATCTGCATATATTGTTTCTTTTGTTGAACCATTTTTATATTTTCTCACTGGCTCATCAACTCCTTTCACTTCTGGAACTGCTACAACTGTAGTAGCTTGTCCTAATTTATTTGCTACATCATTTTTAAATTTTATCCAGGTACTTGGATTATCTACATAATATTTAGGACATGTTTTCCCTGTTACATCGTAATGTCTTATGATATTATCTATTGACAAATTATATCTTTTACAAATATCAGTACACAATTCTACTAAGCTATTATATGTTTTATCATTAAACTTTCCTTCCCAATCTGGATGACAATTTTCTATTCCTATGCTGTTTCTATTTACAGTTCTATTTCCTGCATGATATGCTACTTCGTTCTCTGGAATGCACCTTATTATTTCTCCATTTAATCCAATTATATAATGTGAACTTGCATATATATGTTTATCTTTCAAACTTTCAAAGTAGTTTCTATTGGCTATTGCTGTACTGTTTGCATTTCCCACCCAGTGTACTACTATTTGTTTTACTGATTGTAACTTTTCTCCTGTTCTCGAATATGGATTTATTGTTAATAATTTTTCTTCTATATTCATTCGTTTTCCTCCCCTCTGTTGTCTTGTTCTGCTAATTTCATTGTTTCTACTATCTCTTCGTCCATATTTACTCCTCCTTATTATTCAATTTTTCTTTTAATTTTGGTGGTATCTTAACTCCTAATCTATCGCAATTTTCTGCTAGACTTGATATTTCCATCAGACATATATATCCTACTGCAAAATATAATATTAGTTCTGTTCCTAATGCAAACTTTGTTAGTATTCCTACCAAAACGTATACAAGCTCGCCAAATTTCTTTGACAAGCCTGCTCGCATTACCGAACTTTTAAAATCTCCATTTCTCCATGCTATTACTAGTCCTGTTAAAATATCTATTATTATAAGTAGCATTGGTGCTAATATTGCCCAATATATATTTGTAAAATGTATGTTTTCTATTATTTCATTCATATTATTTTTCCTCCTACTAATTTAACGCTTTCCACATATTACTTAAATTTGCTCCATGTGAATATCTGTAAACTATTTTCCCTCTGACGCTTGCTGTATCACACCATGTCACAACTCCAATTTGAAAATTAACATTATCACTACATGATATTGAAAAACATAGTACTGAAGAAGCGTTTGTATATTCTGTTCCATCTATATTTAACTTTAATGTATTACTATAACTTAATCTTAAAGCTTGAAAATCATGTAAACTATTTATATTATAATTTAAAACAGGTGCTAATTCTTTTGTAATTTCGAGAAAATTCTTTTCTTCTAATTCTTTTCTTATTTGTTCATCAGTTTTTAACTCTTCATAAACATCATTTTCGTTTTTGATGAATATTTTGTTATCTATATAATTTTCATAATCATTAACAGTTGAGCCTTGTTCTACTTGTATATTATTATTTATTTCTGTTAATCTACCATTAAATCTCATATAACATGCATTATTAGGTATTTCTATTGTTCCTGTTATTGCAGATACAGTTGATATAAATTTCTTATCTTTATCATAGAAACAATTTGAATTTCCTATTGTTTTATTTGAAGAACTTATAGTTATATTGTTTAAACTTTTAACTGATATATAATCTGAAACGAACCACTCTACATTAGCTGTTGTTGTTCCATCTGTTCCATTTATTTCATATCCTTTTAATACTGCATTCTTATCAAATAGATTCTTCCCCTTTTGTACTCACACCCTTTTTCTATTAGTTTCTGTTGGTTCTGTCGCACTTACTACTACTGAGCTGTCATTAATATAATCACAGCTGTATGTATCTGTTTGACTTGAACTATCAGTATTAAAAATTCTATTTTCGGGCAATGAACCTTGATATGTTTTTTTGATTTTCATAGCTACCTCCTTTTAATCTTTATTTCCATTTGCCTATTATAGTTAGACAAACATTATTTAATGTTAAATTTGTCGCAGAACCTGATACATATCCATTTTGTGCTGTACCATAAATTCTTCTAACAGTTACTTGTAGTAAAGTAGTTGTTACATCATTAATATTGCATGTGACTACCGAATAATCTGATGGTCGACCTAATAAAACAGTCGCCGTTGGCGTTTCTTTAAATGGTACTGGATATCTATAATTAAAAACTCCATATTGTTCATCTGTAGTAAAGTTTCTTGTTACAAAGCATATCATAGTACCATCTGAAAATTTTATTACATTTCCATCAGTGCTATATGTTGACTGTATTTCTTCTTTCTTCATAAACTCTTCATAAACATCATCATCATTTTTGATGTAGATTTTGTTTTCAACATATGGCTCATATTGTGTTGCAGTTGAGCCTTGTTCGATTTGAATAGAATTTAATACTTGTTCTAATGTTAAAGAAGTCTCAACTTCTAAATTTAAAATTACTAAAACTAAATATTTTGCATCTGCTCCTGTTGTAATAGTACAAGTAGTCCCTGTCATATTTAAAACTCTTCCATAAAATCCAACACCTACTTTGGGTAATTCTTTTGTATATGATAAGTTATTATTTTGCCCTTGTATTTTTTGAGAAGTATATGTTGTATTAGGCTTACATGGTACATAAATTAGTTTCATATTATTATTAGTAACTATCTTTCCAGTATCTCCTGATGTGGCTGCATTTAATATATTTGCATTATTTTTATCAAACAAATTCTTTCCCTTTTGCATCCATACCTTTTTTCTATCTAGTCCTGTTGGTTCTGTTGGACTTGCTACTACTGAACTATCATTAATTTCATTTTCCACATTATCTTGTATTGCATTTAAATTTTCAGCTGATATTGGTGTATCTGTATTTGGTAAATTTTTAAATTCAATCTTTTGCATTTTTACCTCCTTTTATTTCTTTTTGTATTTCTTCTATTTTTTGTGTTAATTTCTTGTTTTCTTGTATTAATTCTTGTATTGCTTTCCAAGCAATAGAAGTCATAGAGTATTGTTCTACCCCTTGTCCATCTTCCGAAATAATTTGTTTAGGTGTTTTATAGTCTCCACCCTTATCTGGAATTATAAGACCTATATGCTTCTTATGTTCATTTTTTTCAGTATTAAAATTATAAGTATATATTTCAGTATTTTTTATAATATTTATTGCACTTTCATTATATTTTTCAATATTTTTCTTTAAGCTTTCTAATGAACTATTTCTAAATTCGCCTGATTTCATATAGCTTGGATATACATATGACCATGAACCACCATTTGTTCCTATTGATAAATTTGGTGTCTCTCTATCTCCTACTGACAATACTGCAGAGCTATTTCTATTACTAACTCCTATTTCGCTTAATGCCCCAGATGAAGCATCTCCTACAGTAATTGCCGCTTCTATTCCTGCACTACTATTATTTAAAGAAATCTTATTGTAATATTCTTTTAACTTTACATATCCAGAAGTTGGATTTATCTCAAAAGAAGTTGCTGGTAAATTTGTTCCATTTGCACTTTTTAATTTTATATTTCCATATTTATCTATATTTAAATTATTACTTGCTATTTTCATTTCTTCACTAGTTAAATTAATTTCTTTCCCGTTTAAAGGAAATCTTGTTTGCATTTATTCCGACCGTTTCAGCTGATTGATTAATTTTTGAAATAATTTCATTGTTCCCCACCTTCTTTGATACTGTACTTGTTATACTATCTGTTGTTTGTTTAATTTCTGACTTTGCTGTATTTAGCTCCCCTTTTGTTGCATATTGGCTTGATACTGAGCTTGTAATTTCATTTGCTTTTTGGCTTATTGCACTATTCATTTGTGTTGTTGTACTATAGTTTCCAAATTTGCTATTTACTGTACTTGTTATACTATTAGAACTCATTGTTATAGCACTATTCATTTCTGTTTTTGTTGGATAAGTGTTTAACTTTTCATCTACACTTAATTGAATTTCGTTAGCTGTTTGGTTTATTTCACTATTTAATTCTGCTTTGGTAGCAAATTGTGTTGTATATATGTTTTGAGACATCAACCTCACTTGTATATATGCATTTGCATATCCTAACAAACTTACTGTATAATTTCCATCTGTTAAATTGATTTTTGGATAATCGTATTCTACTGTAGTTTCATTTTCTAACTCATATAAATTACCATCTTCATCATATCCCACTCTTTTATTAATAACGCAAGTTTGCGAATCATAATCTAATATAAATTCATCATATGTTCCATTACAACATAGTAAATTATCTGGTAATACATAATCAAAATATTCATTAGTAGTTGTGTTATTAAATCGCAACGTTCTTATTTTTAAATATAAATTTTGATTTGGAAATAAGTTATTACTTGGATATAAGTATGATATATTTTCTGCTGTTGGATATATTCTTATATAAATTGGTTCGCTTTGATTTATATTTTCTAAATTTACTGTTCCATGTAAGTTCTCTGCTGATGTGGTTATATCTGCAATATCACTTATTTTAGAATTTAACTCATTTACTGTTTGTGTTACTTTACTTATCTTCTGGTTTTGTTCATCTATTTCTTGTATTTTTTGGGTTATTATATTTGTATCTCTATCAACTATAATCGCTAAGTCTTTTATTTTGTCACTATTCCCTTTTACTTGTGTTTCTTCTTGTTTTTTTGTTGCAACATCTAGATTATATCCACCATACCATTCGCCAAAATATGTTAAATCATAGCCTGCTATTGTTTTATATTTATTATTATTTTCATCTATAAAAGTTATTATTTGGCCTGCTTTTATGTCAAAATCGATTGGGCAATTACTAGTACTAAAGCTATAAAAAGTAAATCCAGACAGTTCATTATATATTGCTTCTACTTCACTTTCTTCTGTTATAAATACATTTTCTGCATTTAAATATACAGTATTACCTGTTTCATTTCCAAATTCATATTTTAATGTTCCTACTTCATATACTACTCTTGTTATTTCGTGTTTTTCTCCGATTTTAAAGTTTTCACAATCATCTATACTTATATCTTTAACAGATTGTGTGTTTTGTTTTATAAAGTATAATTTTCCATCTGCTCCTATTTGTGCATATCCACCATTTAATTCTGCTATATATCCTATATATTCTCTTGCTGTTCTAGTGTTATCATACCAACTAATATTTTTATCACATCCCCTAAAATTAGATGTGGCTAGCTCTATTCCTTTTTTGTTACAAATATCTTTTGCTATTTCATAAAGTGTTGCACTTCCATTTTGGAAAATAGCAGATGCATCATAGTTAAATTCTAAATCAATCATTTTATCTGTTAGTTCATATGTATATGTATTATCATCATTTTCTGTTATACTATCAACTACTAATGTTGCTATTGTATTTCCACCATTCTTTATAATTACATTTTCAGGTTGACTTGTTACTGCTTCTTTTACTACTGATAATGAAAATGTATTTGTTGCTGTTCTTCCCAACACAAATGTATCTTCAAATAGTTCAAAATTATTGGTTAGCTCAGTATAATAATCTGGATTTATTAGTGTTTCATCAAAATATATTTCCACTTTATCCCTCCTTTCAGGCAAAATAAAAACTCCTACCTTAGTAAGAGTTTTTATTAATATTTGTATTTGTTTTCGATTAACCTATAATATTCTTTTTTAAATTGTTTTCCATTTTAGGCAAATTCTCCACATTCACTGCAATTTATAATAGCCATTCCTATTATTATATATCTGTATTATTTAAATTTTGCTTATATTCTTCTATAGTAATATTATTATCTTTCATTAATTGTTGTCCTTCATTAATAAGTTCTTGAACTGTTTTATCGTATATATTTTTGTACAATAAACTTTCATCTTGTGTTGTCATATATTCTTTTGTAAATCCATTTTCCATTATGTAGTACATACAAGCATATGAAAAATAATAAGTATCATTTACATCTCCTAGTTCTTTACTTATCCTATTTGATATTTCCTCATAATTTTCTGATGTCACTTTTTCTTTCTTTATGTTTTTGTTATTACTTATATTACTTATAGAAGTAAATATACTGTTATCATTTCTGCAAAATAAAAAATAACCGCCAATACAAAATGCAAATATTAAAATAATTATAATTACTATATATATTCTTTTTTTCAGCATTTTTTTACCTCCTTTTATATTATATAAAAAGAGTATAACATTTTTATTTGTCGAATACTGTCGTAACTTGTATAAATCTAAAATTTTATTGTCCATTTATCTTTCTACTCTGTATTATATTAAATGTTAATTCAGCCCATGTTGCTCCTGTATCTTTATTTTGTTGCATACTTATTGACACTTGACTTACATATGCTTGACATTCCATAACTCCATTAGAAGAAAATAAAGGGCTTTTTACTCTTATATATAGTGGATAGTTGTTAATCATTGACAATATTGTTTCTGCTTCACTTTCTGTTAAATAATTAAAAGTAAAACTCCCTTTGAACCATTTCTTACTTACTATATTTCTAAGAAGATTTCCTGTTGTCACACTTCTATATGAGTTTTTATCTAAATCTTCCCAGCTAATTTTATAAGAAGAGGGAGTTTTCATTGTTACATAATTTCCACTTGCACTTGCTTTTGCTTCCCATAACATCATACAATCACACTCCCCCCTAGTTGTCTATTTCTTGAATTTATATAATTTACTGCTGTTTTTCCTACATCTTTAATAGTTGTATATGGATTTATTTCAATATTTTCTATTGCTTCTATTACTCTTTCTAATAGTCCATTTGTCTCTTCATTTCCATTTCCAAAGTACTCTTGCGAATTGAATTTTTTAGGGATAACAGCTTCCCCTTTGTGTATGTATGCCAGTTGGTCTTCTGGCACATAATTTGTTCCAACTGCTAATTTAGGTACAAATCTTGGGATGCTTACTTTTGATGCTTTGGGTATAGTCATACCTACTTTTGATGCAATCTTGTTTATTGCTCCTATTATTCCATTAACTCCTTCAACAACTAAATTTATTAAATATTCAACTCCACTAACAATAAAATTAATTAATTTAGTTACTGCTCTTATTACATTATCCACAAAATTATTTATAGCAGGTCCTAATTGATTTATAAAATTTAAAATTGAGCTTAATACATCGCTTACTAAATCTTTAGCTGCATTTAGTATTTTAATAATTACATCCCCTACAGTTGAGATAACTTTTGAAATACCATCAAAAACTTTCTCAAATAATTTTCCCACGGAATCAATTATTGGTGGCAATGTATCTCCTAATGCATATATAATGTTTGTAATTAATTTTCCTATTGTTTCTAATATTGATTTAATTGATGGAGCTACTTTAGTTATAAATTCTGCACAAGCGCCTAAAATTACAGGAATTGTTTCTGACATGACAATTAATAGAGCGCTAATCCCTGCAACTACTATAGAAAATGGAATTAATCCCGCTGTCATTAATGGTCCTATTAAAGCTATTGCTCCCATCAATACTATTAATGTTCCAAATATACTTGCCATTAATCCTGCTACTTCTCCTACAGTTAATCCACTTTTACTAAAAACATCTAAGAGCTTTGTTACTGTTGTAATTACTAATGCAAATCCTGCCAATATTACTGTTGCTCCTGCAATCCCTTGCCAATCCATTAGATTTGTAGCTCCTGCAACTATAGTAAATGCTAAAGCAAGTTCTCCTAATACAGTTCCTAGAAGTATCGCAACATCACTTAATGATAATCCACTTTCTGAAAATGTTTTAATTAATTTAGTAACCTGATTAATTACTAAAGCTATTCCACCTAATACTGCAATTATTATTGTCGCTTTGCCTAAGCTTTTAATTAATTTTTCAAATGCATCTGATACACTAGTAATAGGAGATAATATATTTTTTACAAATCTAATTAATAGTAATGCTCCTACTACTATTGTAATACCTAAAACAATATGTTGCCAATTCTCAGTAAACCATTTCCATGCTTCTTTTATTCTTGTTCCTATATCTTCTATAATTTTTGCTATATTTTCATCTATCTCTACATCATTAAAAGCATCTGCCCAGCCACCTACTCCAGCATTTGATACATCTGATGTTGTATCTAAATTATTTAATTCATCAAATCCAGCTAATGTCTTACTTAATGCCTTTGCACTTTTTGTTGTTCCAGCTAATGATTTTGATGTTGCTTTTGCTAATAAATCAACTCCAGTTAAAGCTTTAATAAATATATTTATATATTTAACACCTTTTAATAAAACATTTACTATTCCTGAAATTACAGGCTCTAGTAAAGCTCCTAGTCCGTATCCAGACCGCTTGCATTTTATTTGCAAGTGCTGTATCTTGTGACATATATGCTGAACTTGCTCTACTTAATAATGAATAAATACT